GGCTATCTTTTACATAATACTGTGGTTCTGTTCCATCATTTTTTACACGAACATGGTTAATAAAATCTGTCGTGATGGTTTTTTGTAAAAGAGCATCACCAATATATTTTTCGTTTTGCAAGATGCCTTTAATATTAGATAAATTCCATTTTAAATGCCCGGCACCGTTTTTAATGCCGTCTTTTTCAAGGCCCTCCGCTATATCTCTAAGACTTGCTCCTTCTAAATATTCTCTATAAATCCTTCTTACGACTTTTGCTTCCTTTTCAAGAATTACAAGATTCCCCTCATCGTCTTTTGTGTATCCTAAAAACCAGTTATGGTTGATTTGCACTTTGCCTTCCTGGTAGCGGAACTTAAGTCCAAGCTTCACATTCTGAGAAAGTGACGCGGATTCCTGTTGAGCTAAAGAAGCCATGATAGTAAGCAATAGTTCTCCGCTTGCTTCCATGGTGTTGATGTTTTCTTTTTCAAAAATGATCGGAATGTTTTTGTCTTTCAACTGTCTAACAAATTTTAAACAGTCGATAGTGTTTCTCGCAAAACGGCTAATCGACTTAGTGATAACCATGTCTACTTTGCCACTCATGCAATCGTGGATCATGTCGTTGAAACCGACGCGTTTTTTCGTGCTGGTTCCTGAAATACCGTCATCAGCGTAGATGCCGGCAAACTCCCAGAGAGGATTTCTTGAAATATAATCCGTATAATGCTGAACTTGCGTGTCATAACTTGTTGCCTGTTCTTCACTGTCAGTACTGACACGACAATACGCTACTACTCTTAACTTCGGCTTATCTTTATGCTTATCTACCGTATTCCCCGCTATTTTTCTTGGTGGAATAATTGTAACGTTGGCACTCATTTTACACCTCCTTGATTTGACTGTACGCGTATACTGCTTGACGATAAGGATCATCGTATTTCTTTTCTACCTTTTCTAACTGGTAGCTTGTAATAAGCCGAATTTCCTTTATTGGCTTAGGCTCTTTATAACGATGATTCCTGATAGCATTCTCATGCCTTATTTGTTGCACTTGTCTAAACATATCCTCATCGATAATCTGAGGATAAAACTCTGTTCCTAAATACAATTTCTTGCTAAGAATTTTGCCCGTGACTGGCCAAGCCCTTTTTATACCTGATTTTTTAGCAGCTTGAGAAATATTTTTAAATTCAAGATAGAAACGAAAAAACTCTCTTACTTCTTGAGCTTTTACTTCATCTATAACCGCTTTACCGTCTACTATTCTGTAACCATATGGGATGCGTGCCATGTTTCTTTCACCTCTTCTTCTAATTCCAATCCGCATTTCAAAATAAAAAGAAATCTTGTTCTGCTTTTAACTACGACATCGTCTACAAAATCCAGAAAATCCTCATCCTTAAACTCGCTAAATACTTCTGTGACACTTACGAACCGTTGAAGTTTTTGCACCTCGTTTAAGTGCGTTAAGTTACCGTTTAAACTGTTGGAAAGCTTAAGTTTTTCCTTAAGACAAGTATCTATTTCCGTTTTAAGCTGATTGCTTTCCAGATAGTAGGAATCCATCTCAATGTATCCACCGGCTAAAAGCTTACTGAGTACTTGCTCTTGTTCTTGCAGCTTAAGCTTTTTTTCTTCGAGTTCGATAACTTTGTTCAAACCGTCTTTATTATTCACACCTCTCAAACTTTCTACGAGAGGAGTCAACATTTGAACGTATCCTGCTTTTAACTTGTTTAACATTTGCAGGAAGGAAATTTTAAGATAACTTTCCATAACAGACTTTTGTGAACAAGCATGAATATCTTCAAGATGCGTTATACAAACCCATATGCCATACGCCTTATTATGTTGATAAATTATTCGTCTTTTACACTTGCTTCCACACTCACCACAACGAATTTTACCTGAAAACGCATAAAGCTTATTGTACTTACCACTACCACATACTATGTTATTTTCATTTCTTCTCCACGCGATAATCTCTTTTACAAGATTAAAAGTTTCATGACTGATGATAGCCTCGTGATGGTTTTCAATAACATACTGTTTTTTCTCGCCACAGTTTTTATGGCGGTTAAAATTATCGTCTGTAAATGTTTTCTGAAAAATCACATCCCCTGTGTATGTTTTATTGTTCAAAATAGCATTCACGGTAGTTGAAGACCATTTAGCTCCTCTTTTCGCAGGAATCTTTTTATCGGTCAATACTCGTGCTATTGCTTCTCCACCCATGCCGGAAAGAGCCATGTTGAAAATTTCTTTTACTACCCTGGCTTGCTCTGGAACTATAATCATTTTCTTATTCTCGTTTTTATACCCATACGCAGGGCAGGAAATGATGAAGCTTCCATTTTCGAACCTTTTTTGAATTGCCCACATGCTGTTTTCCGAGATAGATCTTGACTCGCTTTGCGCAATAGAACTCAGGATAGAAAGCATGAGCTCTGAACTCATATGCTCGGTATCAATGTTTTCTTTCTCAAAATACAAATAAATACCAAGACCGGTAAGTTTTCTAACTATTTCAAGACAGTCAACCGTGTTTCTTGCAAGCCTACTAATAGACTTTGTAATAATCCTGTCTATCTGACCGCTCTGACAGTCTTTAAGCAGTTGTTTAAGACTTTCACGCTTACCGATTTTCGTGCCGCTAATACCCTCGTCAAAGTAAAGCCCCGCATACTCCCAGCATGGATTAGACTTAATATAGTTTTCGTAATGCTCCTTCTGCACTTCTAGACTGAGAAGCTGCTCATCACTATCACTAGAAACTCTCGCATACGCTGCAACCCGCGTCTTTTTCTCAAAACCAGTTTTTCGCATTGTAGAGTCTATTTTTATTATTTCTTTCACTATTTCCCCTCACTTTCAGCTAATACTATTCATCACTCTAAAAGCAGTGTTTATCAAGCTTTTAGCCCAATAATTCCTTGTAAAACGGGTGAAATTTTTCCCTGTTAAGACGGCTTATTTTTTCTTTTTCTTGCTCGCTGATAAGCCCTTTTTTAAAGAGTGAAGCGGTAAGTTTTTCGGCTATTTCAAAACGAAAATCCGCCTGCATACTCTCTTTTGTCCAAGCTCTAGCTTTAACATCCTTTAGCCCGTGAGCATCATTACTTATTTGCATGATGCTCACCTCCAAAACGATGTTCTATATAGCAGGCGTGGCAGCAGTATTTTCGAGTCTTATTACCGTAAGAGATAAAAGAATTTTTGCAGTTAAGACAAGCACACTCATAGTTTGCCTGTCTTTTTACCAACTGTGTATGCTTACTCCACCACGTGTTTCTACACGCGTCAGAGCAGAAACGTTTAACTTTACGACCAGCATTCTGTTTAACAGGCTTAGCGCATAAATCACATAATTGAACGCTATTGCCAACATTTACGCCGCCAAGATTGTTGCGCTTACAGTAGCTTTTAACTGTATCAACTGAAAGATTTAACTGTTTAGCTATTTTCGTATAGCCAAACCCCATGTTTCTTAGTTTTCCAATCTTACTTTTTTCTTCCACATTCATTTGCCTGTGCCTCCTTACATCACAGGCAAAGAAAAAACAGTGTTTTTTAACCTCTTGGCTTGATAATTTAACCTTAAAAATAAAAAAAGCCCGAGGATTGCTCCAATGTAGGAACAAGCCTCGGGCTTTACAAGTTTCAAACTGTTTTACAAGAGTTCGTTTACTCGTTTTTGTACCGTATCATAATCGTATCCGGCTTGAGTTAAACGGTTTTTACGCTCATTTCCGTTACCCCACGTGCCTCGGATTACTTCACGCGCAAGCTCATCAACTGACTTTCTACAGGCTTTAACACCAAGCAGCTTATTAACTTTATTTTGCACGCTCGTATAATCGTATCCGGCTTGAGTTAAACGCTGTTTACGCTCATTTCCGTTACCCCAAGCGCCGTTAATAACTTCTCGCGCCACCTCATCAATACTTGACGTGCGCGCAGCTTGGTCAGAGCCGCCGTTTTTACATCCGTTTAATCCAGCGTTTTTAATAATGCTTGGATAATCCTTGTAAGCATAATCCATGTCAACTCTGCCGGCTACTCCAGGAACGCTGCCGTTTGACGAGTATTGCCAAAGACCATACGAGCCTTGATAACTGCAGTGCGTGTTCCACTGTGCGATCCACAAAGCGTAACGGTTTCTAACATGAGCGGACACAAGATTATTAGCAGTTGAAAGCGAAGTGTAAAAACCTGCATAATACCCGCAAGCTTCCAGTTTGCTGCAAAAACCGGTAATCAGCGAATCGCAGAAAGCTCGCCCACGGTTAAGCTGGCTTTTCTCTTCCAAATCAAAGTAAACAGGATACTCAAAACTCTTACCTGAAAGCATGTTCGCACAGCTTTGAGCCTCTTCAGCTGCCTCAGAACTGGAGTTTGCGTACGAATACCAGTAGGCTCCCACGTCAAGACCGGCTGTTTTTGCTTTACGATAGTTCTGTTCAAACCACTTGTCTTTGCATCCGATACCGTATCCTGCTCGAATGATCACAAACTCAACGCCGGATGCTTTCACCGCGTTGAAATCAATGTCACCCTGCCACTCTGATACGTCTATTCCTTTTTTACTCATGAGTATTGTCCTTCCTGTTCTTGTCGTGTAATTGTTCTAAAACGTTTTTTAATTTCTCAGGCACGGGAAGCCCCAGGTGAGCCGCGTTTTCGGTTAAAGATAATCCTTCGTTAGATAGGTAGAAGAAAATTACCGCGGTTCTAATCACGCTTCCTTGCTTCAAAACATGAAAATCTATAATGTTTGCTATACCAACAAGCATAAAAATGAGCACCTTTCTAAAAATGCCCTTAAAACCAATGCTGCTAGACAGTTTCTTATCCGTGACCGCACACATCACGCCTGTAATATAATCCGTTACCACAAATAAAACGAGTGCGAGGATCAGCCCGTCGCACCCGCCTAAAAAGTATCCCAGCCAGCCGCCTACTAGTGTGAAAGCCAGTTGAGCACTATTCCAAAATCCTCTCATAATTCTCCTTACAAGTTTTCCTAACATTTGCCAGTACTCTTATAAAAACAAAAAGTAAAAAGTAATAAAAAATGGCAGGCATGGTTTAACCCACACCTGCCCTAACATTTCAACATTTCAGCATTTCAACTGATATTATTTTTCAACACATGACTACTCCTTACCATCTTTTTCACCTTCATCAACCATTTCATCTTTTACACTTTTCCCAGCCGCTTCATCTTTTTCATCTTTTTCATCTTTTTCATCTTTTTCGGCTTTTTCGGCTTTTATTTTCAAAATTTCGTCGTTAAGTTCGCGTTCTCTAGAGTTAAAATAGTCTTCTAACTGTTTCACATACGCTTCATATTCCATCGAGTTTTCCGCAATCACTGCCGAACGCATATCAGATAATACGCTTGCAACAATGCCTTCTATCATGTAAGTAGGTATTGGTATTTGCTTATTCAACTCGACTATTTTTTCGTTTAACTCAGCCTTATATTTTTGCACAGCTACCGCGTAGCTAATTGTCGGTTTCACCACTACTCTCCTCCAATCTTTTTTAGAATAATATCCAGCTTGTGGCTGATTTCGCATAAAATTTTCGTATTATCAACTACAGGTGTTGTAATACTTTCTGTCACGTCTTTTAAGCGCGTGCCTTTATTAGCCACTATTTTGTTTGTGTGAATAATTAGTTTTTCCATAACAAATTCTCCCTTTATTCTTCTTTCAAGTTCACTTCCGCGCTTCACTTCCGCGTTCACTTCCGCGTTTTTTAATAGTATTTAACTTTCATGAGTATCCCGTTTTTAAACACCATGTGAGCGTTAGAACCCCATTTTGAAGCTTTACCATCCTGGTTCATTTCAATAATCTGCACATAGTTAATATCCGCGTCTACTCCTGCACCGTCTTGCCAAACAGGATCTATAATCTTGTTACCGTGCATGTAAAAGTTGCATCCAGCGTGAATACCATACTCTTTATAAATGCTTTGCGAACGTGAAAAACACAGCATAGTAGCGTATGTTTCTTCATCAGCTGATTTACGCTGCGCGAAAGCCATATACTTTCCGTCGCTAGTAAGATGAAAAACTAGACCCTTGTGAGAATTATCTTCTTCCCACTCGCCGGTTCCAACATAGCCAATATACACGCCGTTACGGTAGAAGTTGTTCCCGTTTTTATCAAAAACAGCTCTTTTATGATCCTCATCAACTTCACCATCGTAAAGTTCTATCTGCCCGGGTGTTATTTGCACGTATTTACTCGAATGGTTAAACCCGAGAAGGAAACTGTTATAGTTTTGCTGCATGAAACTACCAAAATCACCTTTTTTAACCATTGAAGATATGGAATCTTCTACTATGGTTAGTTTAGAAATAGCCTTATCAGCCGTGGATTTAGCAGCCTCAATGTCTTTATCTTTAACTCTTGCCCAAGCGAACGTTCTAAAACTACTTATACTGTCAGCTGAAACGTAATGCCATAGTTTGCTTGTTCCACCTTTATACGGGTGTTCAGACTCAGGATAATTTTCACCTTCAACCTCAATAATGTTAATATCTTCAGGCAGTTTAGACACGTATCCTGAAATTTCTCCTGAATACTCTTTTTTAATGCTATCAATCTTAAAACCATAATTGTCAAACGGAGACCAGTTAGTTCTAAAATGTAGCCAAAACTCGTTTGATGGAATAAACACTGTTGCGCCAGAAATTTTTTCACCAGTTAAACCAGGTATAGCGTAAATTTTATCCTCATACTTGTAAAAAATGTCTACAAAATCGTCAAAAGCTGATTCCGTGTGCGACTTCTCATTAAATTTTACGGCTAAACTTTCCTGCTTAACAATAAGCCTGTAAGCGTAGCCGGTTGACGTGTCGTAGAAAAAATCACCAACATGCTGCATTTTTTCACTATCAGTCAGCCACAAGCTCATAGGAGCGTTAAACTGGCTTGGAGTATACGAGCCGTAATAGTTACCGTTTTTCTGTTTAAGACTATGGTTAACGCTTTCAACACCAGCCTCAATCTTACCGTCTGTAACATTTAGTTTCGTGTTGATTTCACTTATCGTGTAATAGTTTTCAAGCCGCCTACCAGTGTCTTTTATAGCCTCGTTTTTTGCTTTACTAATCTGCTTTTCTACCTGCGAAGTGTAAGAGACTGAAAGTTTTTCCGCGTCAATTGAATGCCCGATAATCCTGTCACCATACACCATGCCGTCAAGAGTCATCGCAGTATTGTAAGGGCCTGAAAAACCGTTATGGCTTCCAGCAATACCATTCATGTTAACCTGTAAAACTTTCGTAGCAGTGTTCTTATCAGGCGTATCCATGTAAAGGTCACGAACCCACATGCCTTTACTATCGTATTCGCTTATCTTATAGCCGCTTTGAGAATTACCCATTTGCGCTTTAATATTATCGATCGCAGCTTTAATACGCTCGTTATCAATTTTTCTAGCTTCAACCGTTTCTTCTTTTAACGTTTGAACAGCATGCGACACGTTTTGCACATACCCTTTAGAAATCCTGCTCGCAAGCACGATTCTCATTTCGCCTGGTTTTTGAATCGGTATAGTCTGTTTTACTACAGGAAACACTCGGTCCATGCCAAATTGTGGAGCGAGGCAACGAACCCTATCCCCACACTTAATCGTCGCATAATATAAACCTAACTCGGATAAGTCAACCGCGCTAAGGCTTATTTCTACATGCTCAAACTGGTTATCCTGTAACCATTTAGTAGCTTTACGCATAAGATTAGTTGGGACTGTCACATTATTAAAATTAACAACTTTACAAACCCAGCCGAATGTTTTTTGCGCTTCACGAGATACTATATAGTTTTTCCCATTGTTTATTGAAGTAATATCAACATGCTTTTTAAGAACCTCGTTTTCACCATTCTCGTTTTCCAACTCTTTGCCGAGAGGAATAACCGCTGTAGTAACATCCTCTGCTGAAAGGTTTTCCGCGTATTCAAGCAGGTTCAAGCCGAAACTAATATGCTGGCTTGTAGCTTTACCTATTTCTTCTAAACGTAGGTAGTCTAAGTAAAGTTTCCCGTCTTCTTTTCTAAGACGCAAATATCCGCCAAGTTTTTCAACCATTTTTCCCATGATCGCTTCAAGCGTTGTCTCGAAATTAGTAAACCTGTAGAGTGAATCATTCGAGTCAGATACTGTGACGAAACCAATTCTTATTTTCTTATAATCATCTACCTGACTGTTATGAGCTTGTAAAAGTTTTTCTAAAAGCTGGTAGGAACTCTGATCATGATATTCTTTCTGAGGTTGAATACTATCCGCTAAATAAGTTAACAACCCTACGCAAGTTACTTTCTTACTACCATACAAGTCTTTTACTTGCTCTCTAACCTCGCCGAAGAAAATCTCCTCATCGTCACGCCACACGCTTACTATTGATTTCCGGTTTTTAATAAGCTCATAGCAAGGGTTTTGACTCGGGCAAGTAAACGTTAACGTTCCCGCAGTGTTAAGCTCCAAGTTTAACGTAATATCATCAAGTACCGCTTTATCATCATTCGGATAGTAAATCGTATTATCATCAAGCATGATCCTGTACACTCACAACCACCCCCTTTTATAGGAAATATTTACCATCCCGTTTCCAACGAATGTTAAACTCATGCTTATTTTTGAACGAAGCTGTGGGAAACGGTTAACACCTGTTTTAATCTCATACTTTTTACCATTAGAATCCAGTAGCATACTGTTAGATGACAGGTTGTTAAATTCTGGAATCAGTGTCATGTCAAAATCGTGAACGAGTGTTATTTCCCGCTTATCATCTACTTGCACACCCCATATTGTGTGAACCCCATCCGAATCATCTACACTATACTTATATGGTTGCAGCTTATAGTTGAGTGTGAGAGTTGAATAGTTTTTATCCGATTTAAAACCACTAACCCACATTCGACCCTGATAGTAGAACAATGGTTCATCATCAAGAGACAGTTTCACACTCTTACCGTGGATTAACGTTTTAACCCTATGGCATGTTTCACTCCACTTGTTTTTGTTTGCAACAATGAATTCGAAACAGCCTTCACGCATCTCGTATAACACTTCACCAGCAAGACTTTCACTAATATCAATACTTTCCTGCCTGCCTGGTATTTGCAAATACTCTAATTTAGGTTCTGGAAGTTGAACGAGCGGACGGCTTGTAGCAACAAGCCCTAGATCGTTAAAACTATGCAACCCGTTTATTAGCATCCCATACACTTCTACCACCCCCTTGCTTTTCTTGTTTGAAGCTTAAAAAGCTCACTGTCCATCCTGTGCGCGATACCACCCACTAGTTCACCAGTGTCGAGCACAATACTCTGGTTAGAAAACTGTGGGAAATACGCGTCCATAATCGCTAGAATCTGGTTCATAACACTAAGCATTTGCGTGTTCGCTCCAGTGGTCATGTTTTCTAAACTATTCAACCCCATAATCACTTCCGGGCCTTTTTCACCGCCGCCAAGCATACGCCCGTTTTTCTCACCGAAAATAGTCGCCCCGTTTAACAGCATTGGCTTGTTCATTGCTTTCTTATACCAGTCGATAGCAAGATACGGTACAGACGGTGGCGTAAGAGAGAATTGTCCTTTAATACTAAAATGAGGCAGTTTAATATGAGGAAGACTAAGTTTTATGCCAGAGAAAAACCCTGTTATAGCGTCGATTACTGCTTTAACCTTGTTTTTCGCAGCTTCAATCGGAGTGATGATAGCGTTTTTAATACCATTCCAAACTGACACAACCGTGTTTTTAATACCGTTAAACACAGACTTAACCATGTTTGCTACTGAATTAAACACTGTTGAAATGCTTGTTTTAATACCGTTTACCACGCTCATGATCGCAGTTTTAATACCATTCCAAACACTTGTTGCAGTGTTTTTAATACCGTTTAAAACGTTAGTGAAAAACGATACGATACCATTCCAAACATTCATGAAAAAGTTTTTCACACTCGACCACAGTTTGTTCCAACTAGTGCCAAAGAAAGACAAAAACACGTTAAAAACGTTTTTTAACGTGTTAAATACCGTTATGAACGTGTTTTTAACCGCGTTCCAAACAGCGGTAAAAATTTCTTTTACACCATTCCAAAGCTGAGACCAGTTACCGGTAAACAATCCTATAAAAACGTCTAAAACGCCTGTGATTAAATCAAGAACGGTTTTGAAACTAGTAAAACTTAAATTTAAAGCGCCTTCAAACAGTGGAGCTAGAATAGCACACAAACCATTCCACACTGTTTTAAGACCTTCAACAATACTCGTAAAATCAATACCAAGGCTTGACAGTTTTTCTTTAACACCATTAACAAAACCGGTGAAAGTTTCCTTAATTTTCTCCCAAACAGCAATAACACTGTTTCTAAACTCTTCGTTAGTGTTCCATAAGGTTACAAAAGCTGCTACCAGAACACCAATAACCGCAACAACCGCGAGTATTGGCGCAGATACTCCACCTAAAACAGCGCCTAACCCTTCAAGAATACTAGAGCCGGAAGTAAAACTTGCGAACATTTTACCTATAAACAAAGCTAGTTTAGAAAACCCTTGTATAGCAACACCTATTTTAGAAATACACGTTCCAAGAACCACTAAAAAAGGGCCGACTGCCGCAGCAATCAACCCAAGTGTCACTATAAGTTTTTGGCTTTCTGGAGAAAGCTGTTTAAATTTAGAAAGCCATGCTGAAATTTTCTGCATTAAAGGTGTTATGACGGGAAGTAAAACATTACCAATAGTCGCAGCAATATTCTGCAACTCTGTTTTTAGAATCTTCATAGAACCCGAAGCGCCCGCAGCTTCACGCCCAGCCTGCCCTTGAGCGTCAGCAGTCTGCTCCATAATAAGAGCCAAAGTAGCAGCCTGTTTCGCTTGCAAGCTCATCGCGCCTCTACCATCATGCAAACCCATAGCAAGAGCTTTAGCTTTAATAGTCGCCTCGTTAACACCCATACCATAATTGTCAAGCATCGCATTATTACCTTTAAGCGCGCCCGTTAAAGCAAGAACAGCAGACTCGGTTGTGCCACCAAACATAGCAGACAAGTCGCCTGCAAGAGCAACCAGCTTCTGACTCATCTCAGCTGCTTCAGCATCACTTTTCCCACCAATATTTTTCAACATCGCGCCCATAGTATTCGCATACTCTAAAGCTTGACCTTGAGCAATACCATAATAGGATTTCAAACTTCCTGACCATTTAAGCATTCTGTCAGCAGACTTACCGTAAATCTGCTCTGTAGCCCCCATAGCATCCTGTAAGTCTGCTGCAGCAGTAAAACCAGCAGTACCAATAGCAGCAATCGGCAGCGTAACTTTCGTGCTTAAACTTTGACCAAGAGATGACATACCATCTCCTAGTTTCTTTATCTTTTTACTCGTACTATCAAACTGGCTACTAAGCTTGGTTAAACTAACACTACCTACCTGTTTTAATTTTTCTTTTAAACTATCAAGACTATTTTCTGTCTCAACAATCTCACGCTGCAAAGCATCATACTTGTCTTTACCAAGCTCCCCGTTTTCCAACTGTACTTTAGCCTGCTTATCCGCCTGTTTCAAAACGTTAAGCTTATTAGACGTTTCTTGGATTTCTTTCTGCAAAAAAGCCTGCTTTTGGCTTAAAAGCTGCGTGCTAGTCGGATCAAGTTTCAAAAGCCTATTAACATCACGAAGCGACTGCTCGGTTGAGCGAATAGTCGAATTCACCTGTTGTAAAGACTTATCCAAGCCTGTAGTATCCCCACCAATTTCAACAGTAATACCTTTAATCCTGTTTGCCATAACTTCACCTCCTTCCTAAAAATAGGCATGAAAAAAGCACCTACTATTTAGTAAGTGCTAGAAATAATCTTCCATGATTAATTTATCAGTAAATCAATCTATTCAAGTTCTTTAGTTCTATTTCATTTATATTTATGTTCGTATAGCCGTCTTTCAATAATTCTACTCGTACAGATCTAAATAAATCCTCACATACATCTGGACGATTTAATGTTTTTAATCGATCATCATAATGTACTGTAGTTGTCAGAAATAACTTATCACAATCTATTCTAGTTGGTCGCGTAAATGGATTCCTAGATATATCTGGCTGCTCATCATGATAATGAACCATTGGGTTTCTAATAAGCATATAAGGTTTTAGTGTTTGACATTTAATATACTCATACACTGTACCCGAATGTTTATTACAAATATACATATGTGAAGCCACAGCCATCCCATCCGATATAGACGGATAAGGCACTTTCATCCTCACAACATCTTTTTCGTTAATCAATCAGAAGCCTCCCTTCTTCGTCAATATCGACGAATACTGGATTATGGAGTTCTTCATTTTCCGCAAGAGTAAGCATCATATCGAAATGTTTCTCCGTAAGTAATTCCGAATCAGATTTTGAAAATACAAAGTATTTTTTATCTAAATTTATAATTTTTGAGTTTTCTACCATATTTGTTGAATACATTGCATCTAATGCATCGATCAGTTTTTTATCATTATAATTGAAGTCCGATTCATCTAAATCTACTTGATACTCACCAGACACAATGCGATTTTCTTTTGATTTCCAAAGATTCATCTGATGTGTAAGATCAGATAATTCCTTTTCCGTCATAGTACCAACTATAAAAGCGCATTTTTCAGCCCTTTTAACATTAATAGCTTCAACATTTTTATCATACGCATTCTGAGCCGCCACATTAAAGCTTGCTCTTTCCTTAGTATAATCTCCCCAAACATTACTAAATACCGGACCTTTTTTATACCCTCTTAAATGACTAAAATCAGGTGTTTCTCCAGATACTTTCGTAAAGGCTTCATAAAACAGCAAAAATTTTTGCAACTTTAAAGGGGTCTCATATGATGTATTGTCATTATTCTTTAGCCAACCACTTAAATATAGTTTTCTTTCATTTGAATAAATCATATTCATACTCCTTTCGTAAATCTTTTCATTTTACATCAATCTGATATTAATGTAAATATATTTTCCCATTTTTTGTGCTTATTACTATATTTATCATTATCATACCAAAAATACTCAAGTCTTTAAATTAGAACTTATCAAACTCTGCTTGGCTTGCGAGCTTATCGTATTTCACACTATCGTTTGCTTTCTCCGTCCACATGTCTAAAACCATGCCGATGGTTAAAAGATCCAGTTCGCAAATACTAATCCCAATTTCGGTGCATCTAAGAAGAAACAACGCGGTTGTCATTTGCCGTGTTGTTGCTTTAAATTTTTTTTAGATTTTACTTCAGTTTCCAAGTTTGCTCCCCAAAGTTCTAGAATTTCAGGAAGAATCTCGTAGATAGAAAACATTTCAAACTCGTCAAGCCACTCATCAATACTTGCTGGAATACTATTATCCGCGTGATAAGCCATGATATAAGCCACGTTTTCAAAAATTTCAAGATCTGCTATTTCAAAAACACCCTCGTTGATTTTGAAAGACTGCTCTAATTTTGACAGGTCTTTGAAAATATCACGCTTGAATTTAATACGATACAATCTTGGAATAGTGGCGGAAGAACGAAACTTCACGTCTTTACCATTTACTTTTACTGTTTTTTCTAACACGTTTACCCCCTTTAAAACTTATTTGTTTTCCGCGTTAACTTGCGGAACATACACGCTCTTATACCAGTTCTCATAGGTTTCTTTTGAAGTAGTGTCACCACTCCTAGATTTCACCAAACCATCTTCTCTAGGATCAGCAGTAAGCGACAAAGTTTCCGTACCCGGTTCTATAGTGTCTTCCTTAGTTTCTGACTCGATAGACGGTCGTGTTGCTGAACAGTTATATAAAACGTGTCTGATAGCGTTCACGTCACCATCAAACTCAAACAGGAGCGCGAATTTTTCTGTTTCACTAATCTTCGCGTTTTCAACCAGCACACCGTTTTTATCTAGTTCTTCTCGTAGTATTTCCGTCCTAAACCATTCAGGTATAAGAGCAATTTCCAAGTCGCCACTGTAACCGTTGTTAGCAGTCGACCTGAAGTAAACAATCCCGTCAGCGTAAAACGGTGAGGATTCACCCTCAGCCTCAAGGCTTATACTCACCGCCCCCGGAATCGGCTTAGGCTCATCGTAGGAGAAACCACTCGAATCTTTTTTAAGTTTTGCAGCATACACGTTTTTAAGATTGTATTTAACCTTGTTTCCCATTTATTGTTACCTCCATTTCAAAAATGTAGAGTGTTTCATAAAGCTTTTCCGACTCTATGAACGCTTCTGTTTTGTTATAAAAAATGCCGTGCCTATCAAGCACGGCCTCAACTTGTTCTTCCAGTACGGGGTTCTTATAGTCTGCGTATAGTTCAATATGAATTTCGTTTGCTTTAAAATACGTTTTCCCGTCTGCAGAAAAATTACTGCTCGCAGGCGTAAGAAACAGGAGAAAAGGCGGATTAGGGGACTCTCCTTCAGCAAAATGGTGATAGGCGAAAGGAAAACCTATTTCCCTCATAATGTTTAAAAGATTACCCATTTTTAACCGCCTCCTCTATTTCTTTTTCAAAACTTCGTACTGCTTTACTTTCAGCCTCAGCAATGTGTGCTCTTGCTTCCACGCGTCCGCCGCCTCGTTTAGCATGACCGTACTCTAACAAGTGTGTAAGCTGATACTTGTTTCTAGAATGCACTACGAGAACTAGCCTGCTGCCTGTTTCGTTTAATGTTTTAACAGCCCAACTTTTCGCATACGCTCCAGTTCGTTTAGGAGCTGTCATGTTAATTTCTTCTTTTGCTGTTTTACCAGCGTTTTTTACTGCTTCTTTTACTTTCCCGGTTGTAACTTTCGCGTAAGTTTTAAGCTCTCTAATAACTTCTTTAGAGAGGCCGCCAATACTTACTTTGCTCACTTTTTACACCTCTTACAGTGAAGTTTCAGGCTTTTCTTCTTATAATTCATGTGGTCAACACCTAAAATCTCGTAAACCGTATCACGGAAAATAATCCTGTAACCAAGCGATGAGACTACGGCGGTTTCTTTCGAATAGCGGATAGTAAAATCTATTTTTGACTCATCCCACACGTTTCCCGCCGAAGTCTGCTCCATTGGACTTTCAGCACTCACCGTAGCGTAACACTCGTAATATTTACTCCACTTAATCTTATGATTACCAATATCATCAATTTCAACACTGTTTTTAAGCAGCACAATACGCTCGTTTAATAAGCCTATTCTCATTTAAAACCCCGTTTTTCTAACAGTAAAAAGCATCGAACGTAAGGTAAGCATAAGCGCGTGGTGGTCGGCTTCTTCCCGATGCTCATACAAGTAGCCTGTAGCGTATAAGACTGCGAGCCGATACTCGTCAAAGTTTTCACTAATCAAACTACTATCGTTTTTACGAGCTACTCCCTGGCAGAGTTTTTCAGCAGAACGAATAAGGGTGTTGATAAGCTCATCATCTTCTCTACTATCCACCCTAAGATAGTTTTTTGCTTCCTCAACTGTAACTATCATCAACACACCTCCTTAACTTTTAGCCGTCTTTTAAGCTGCTACGCTTGTTTTAACAGGCAGAATCTGTACTGCTTCTTTAAGCACGAGTTTGCCGTCTACACGCTCTTTAGCAACGAAACCTATCATGCCGTTTCCAGCGAAAAGCTCGGTAAGCTCTTTAAACGAGCGTGAACCACGGTCACCAATGTTGTAGTACGAGTAGTCGCCAAAAGCCACCATGTTTTCAGGCGCGTAAGCAGACGTGTAAACCGGGTATCCGAGAATCCTGTTCGGCTCATCATCCTGGTATGAAGGCTGCCAAACGTACGCGCCATTATTGTCTTTAAGTTTTCGTATGCTCGCGACTGTTTTATCGTTCATAATAAAACTCGCGTTTTTACGGTATGGTCGCCTCAAAGCGTGAACAAGATCAATCAGATCATCAGTTTTAATACCGGTAGTTTCTTTAAGGAACGTGCCACCGTCTTTCTTATTGAAAATACCAGTCGGTTTTCCAACACCATCCCCGTTAAGAAAAGCGTCTTCCTCAGCGTTAGCCAACGCCATGCCGAAGGATGTGAGAAGATGATTCTCGAGGTTAAACGCATTATCATACAAGAGTTCTTCAGTAACTTTTACCGCAACGTGAAGCTTATGAGCGTCAAGCAGGATTTGAGCAAACTTGGAATCACCAAAGTTAAGGCTTGCGCCTTCTTCAATCCAAGCCGCCGCAGGATCACTCATCGCAATATTAATCTTATGCTCGCCACTAGTAGTAATCGTGGTAGCAAGAGAGCGAATAATGTTTTCTTCTTTCAACGTTTCAATCAGACGATTATCGTATTCTTCCGGCACAAGATACCCGCCGTCAGCGTCCACGCCTTCCTGCAACACGTTATCGACTCGTTTAAAATTACTTCTAAGAGCTGTAAGCATCGCCTGCTTATACTCGTCACGCGCACGACCTTGTTTTTCAGAGTTCACACCTGTTTTCATAGGTTTTGCAACAATCGCCTCAGATGTTGGTTTTGAAAGCTCCTTATCCATTTTTTCCATCTGCTCTAAACGATCAATTTCCATACTGTAAGCTTTCACTTTCGCTTCCATCTCATCATAGGTTTTCGCGTCTTCTTCTGAAATAAGCCCGTCCTTGTCACGTTTAGACTCAAGGAAAGCTTTCGCACCCTGCCAAGCCTTATTACGTTTCTCAACCATGTTTGAAATAGTGTTCATCATGTTTACCTCCAATTTTTGATTAAAAAAAGACGATCCATAAGATCGTCTGCACTAATATTGTTTGTTTCCTTACCGCTTATCCGGCAGGCTTTACATATTTTTTCCAATAACGTGTTTTGCACGCTTGCTTTCGAATACAATGTTGAAACTTGTGGTATGCCAATATCAGTGGTTTCACCTCTAGTTAAAACACCGTCCGCGAACCCGAGTTCTACCGCCTTGTTAGCATCCATCCACGTTTCCGAATCCATTAAATGCGAGAGTTTCACACGGTTAAGCCCTGTTTTAATCTCGTAAGCGTTAATAATGGACTCTTTGACCTCATCAAGCATTGATATTGCTTTTTCCATTTCGCTTCTGTTTCCAAAAGCAACAGTCATAGGATTATGAATCATAAGCATTGACACCGGGCTCATATAAACCTTTGTCCCAGCCATAGCAATCACTGATGCAGCCGAAGCTGCAATCCCATCAATCTTGACCGTCACACAACCCTTGTAATCCATGAGCATGTTATAGATTTGTGCCGCAGCCACACAATCGCCGCCAGGTGAGTTAATCCACACGGTAATATTTCCACTACCAGCGTTTAACTCGTCTTTAAAAAGTTGTGGTGTAATATCATCATCAAACCATGATTCTTCAGCAATCGTACCGTTAAGAAACAGTGTCCTCTCAAAAATCTCATTATTCTCATTAGTCTCATTGTTTTCCTTTTGGTTTTTCCACTGCCAAAACTTCCTCATTACCTTTTTCCTCCTCTCTTATATAAAGAAGCGACCAAGATTTTCTTGGTCGCTTCATGTTCGTATAACACTCATATAATACCTAAAGAACTAGCTTTACAGTTAAATAATCCACCTTACTTGTATGCTCTTCCATTTAAGGAAACTAGAGAATCAAATAATTGTGTTTCATCTAGAATACTCTCAGTTGGAGTTCTTTCCGTTATTGCAAGTTCTTTATACTTACTAGTAATTCCCTTAACAGCTTCTAATATCGATGGTTTAGAAACTTTGGAATCACTTTTCCTATACTCTTTAATTAAATCAGAAACTGCAAAAATCCCTAATTCCTTAAATTTCTGAGTTCGGTCATGATCATTCAAAGTTTCATTATTACTGATTCTTTCAACATTAAACCTTGTATTGTTTACTTTTTCGTCATAAGCCATCCTAAACTCTAACGAATTTTTCCAACCATAGTCAGAATTGTAAACAAACTTTTCACCAGTTATGTCTTCAATAGCCATAGCTAGAATATACTCATAGCATCCAGCATCTCTACTATCATAAATAGCATCGTAAAGAGGTTTAATTGCCTTCAGTCCCAGTTTCAATATTCTTTGATAGTTTTTAGAATTCCTAATAAACTTTCCTGGATGTGCCTGCATAGCCACTTGTGGATTAGTCTTCGTCTCAGTTTCTAATTCCACCATCAACTTATTCATGGATCCCTTTATATCATCTAACGTTTCAGCATAAGCTACGTTTACTGGCATCAATTTATGAGCTATATTCCCACTATTCTTTGATGCTGGATTATTTCCAATAATAAAAATTCCAGTAAATACAAATAGAACCAATAAAAGTAAAGTTCCTAGCGAAATATACATTTTTTTCTTAGACATAGTATTACACCTCCTAGAATTCTAATTCGCAGTGTATTTGTGTTGCAAAGAACCATAAACAGAATTAGGGTAATAAGGATCATGACTACCATGGTTAAACAGCTCCAATTGTCCCCATTTAGCACGGCACCACTTAAGACCAGTAACCTTTGCAAAATGAACAATTTTATCAGGAGAATGACCATACGCTAGAATAAATGGATCATATTTATAAGGTCTATAACCTTTCTTTGCCAGATAATTATCCAATTGCGCTTTAGTAGCACCATCATCACCAAAGTCACTAGGCCATTCGTACGTCATACTACCAGTTGCAAATCCTAGACAATTATATGCTGGCGTAGCCTTATCGCTATAAAACCATGTCCATGAAATACTATCATAAAACGATTTTGGTTGAGATAAAGTATACGCATAAGCAACAGAATTGGATGTGAAAAACAACATTCCAACAACCATTACATAAGTGGTTATTGCTGATAACATCTTTCTTTTTCTAATCATTTGTAAGCACCTCCTTAAAAACAACATCTTTAACTAAGATTGAGATTAATCAGATTTTATCTCGAATGATCACTATTCTTGTACATTTTATGATTTTTTTTATAATGTCACATAAATTATTCCATCCTTTCTGCTATTATTAATTTGTTGTATACTCTCATAGTGTAGGATATTATCTTAGCTAAGTATCCATAGAGATTAAATTCTATTTTTCGCTTAACGTTAAGATAATTCGTTATGTCTTCGTTGCCTAAATGATTCATCCACTGTCTAAACAGTTATACTATAATAATGTTAATATAACATGTTATATTAATATTATCAAGACACAAATTCATCTTAATCACCTAACTTATTTCTACCAATTACAGTGAACGCTCCAGCACGGTTAAGCGGGAGCATGTTACCGTTAATCAAATACAAGTCACCACCCTCACAGGCTGGAATCTTATCCAAGTTTTCTAACTGTCTAATATCGTTCGCGCTCATCCAACCGTTTTGACGAGCGGTAGCATAACCATTCATACGACTCTGATAGTCTCCTCGAAGAAGACCATCCACGTTAAACTTCACATAATAAGTTTCTTTCTCCTTATCAGTAAAAAGCCGCCTCGTAATAGACTGTTCAAAACGCGCCACCCAAGGATCCAGCGTGTATTTCACAAACTCCAACGACTGCTGCTCAATATTAGAAAAACTCGACTTTTCTAAATCACCAACCATGTGTGGTGGGACTCTAAAAATACGAGCAATCTCGTTAATCTGAAACTTACGAGTTTCAAGAAACTGTGCTTCGTTAGGCGAAATAGAAATAGGCGTATACTTCATGCCTTCCTCTAAAATCGCTATCTTATGCGAGTTAGAACCCGAGAACCCCTTATTCCAACTATCCCTCATACCAGACGGATCTTTTACTGTTCCGGGGTATTCCAAGATTCCACTTGGTGTAGCACCGTTAGCGAAAAACGATGCACCATACTCTTCCGTAGCTATCGCCATACCGATAGCGTTTTTTGCCATCGCAATAGGCGAATAGCCAACAAGCCCGTCAAAACCAAGACCGGGAATATGAAGCACGTCAAAAGGTTTAAGTTTCACACTCGTTTCTTTACCCGCTAAAACATCACTATCATTTAACGTATACTCGTAAAAAATTTGGCCACTCTCATCACGGTCAACTCTCATACGATCAGGCATTAAAGGGTATAAGCCTAAAACCTCACCTTTACCGTTTCGAATAATCTGCGCGTAAGCATTACCCCATAACAATAGATGCGTCATCAAAGTTTCTCTAAACACGAAGCTTGTCATTTCAAGATTCGGCTCATCATGAAGCACCTTATATAAAGGATGTTTAATCGCTTTAGCCGTACCCGTACTCGTCCGCTCATACACGTGAAGCGGCAGACTCGCCACAGCCTCAGACAGGATACGCACACACGAGTAGACAGCCGTCATCTGCATCGCCGAACGCTCATTCACCCTCTTACCGGACGAGGAAGCGCCCATTAAGAAACGATAACCGCCACCTAACATCCTGTTTTCAGGCTTATCTCTGCTCTTAAAAATCTTACTGAAAATGTTCATTACCCTCCCTTTTACATGAATAGGATTCCTCGAGCATCATACACGCTTTGAGTGTTCGCGTTACCGCATCTGATAGCACGGTCAAGCGCCATAATGGTGGCTATAGCACCATCAATTTTCTCGGTTGATTTTTCCTTATCTGCCTTAATGTTCCCGGCAGGATCAGTGCGAATGAAAATGTTATCCATATTCCAGCGAAGCACCGGATGCCCTGCGTGTGCGATTTTCTGCTCGAGCACAAGCTTCATAAGCTCCTTGGTAGGCGGACTCATATCCTTGAATCCCTGTCCGAACGGAACCACGGTAAACCCCATGTTTTCAAGGTTTTGCACCATTTGCACTGCGCCCCAACGGTCGAAAGCAATCTCACGAATGTTGAAACGTTCACCTAAAGTTTCGATGAATTTTTCAATAAACCCATAGTGAACAACGTTTCCTTCCGTAGTCTTAATAAACCCTTGTTTTTCCCACACGTCATACGGCACGTGATCTCGTTTCACGCGCAAACTCAAGGTTTCTTCAGGCACCCAAAAATAAGGTAGGATACGAAACTTATCCGACTCATCTAAAGGCGGAAACACAAGCGAAAAAGCCGTAAGATCAGTGGTGCTTGAAAGGTCAAGACCCCCATAGCAGACCCTGCCCTCGAGTTCTTCCTTGTTCACCTGAAAAGCGCAAGCATCCCACTTTTCCATCGGCATCCAACGAATAGACTGTTTCACCCACTGGTTAAGACGAAGCTGACGGAAAGCATTCTCTTCACCGGGATTTTGCCGGGCTGACTCGAAAGCAGCCTTAACTTTCTCCATTTGAACCGTCACCCCAAGAGAAGGATTAGCTTTCTTCCACACCTTAGGATCCGTCCAATCATCCGAATCTTTTGCACCATAAATCACGGGGTAAAAAGTTGGATCAATTTTCCTACCCTCGATAATATCCACTGCTTTCTGATGCGTCTCATAGCAGATAGAATGCGTATCCGTACCGGCTGTGGTAATCAGAAAATATAGTGGCTGCATGCGAGCATCCCCGGAGCCTTTAGTCATCACGTCAAACAGTTTACGGTTTGGCTGCGTGTGAAGCTCATCAAACACGACACCGTGAATGTTAAAACCGTGTTTAGAGTACGCTTCAGCCGACAATACTTGGTAGAAACTGTTAGTTGGTAGGAAAATAATACGTTTTTGCGAAGCTAAAATTTTAACCCTACGATTAAGAGCCGGACACATTCTAACCATGTCCGCGGCCACGTCAAACACGATTGTTGCCTGCTGACGGTCCGCCGCACAACCATAAACCTCGGCACGCTCCTCATTATCCCCACAGCATAAAAGCAAGGCTACTGCAGCGGCAAGTTCACTTTTGCCCATTTTCTTAGGTATTTCAATATACGCGGTATTAAACTGGCGGTAACCATTCGGTTTCACCACGCCAAACAAGTCTCTAATAATCTGCTCCTGCCAGTCAAGGAGCTTAAAAGGCTTACCAGCCCACGTTCCTTTAGTGTGTGTTAAACATTCGATAAAACTCACGGCATAATCCGCTAAATCCTTACTATACGTTGAATCTTCTTTTTTAAACTTAGTAACCTCGTATTTTTGCAACTTAAGCTCCTCCTTTCTTTAGGCATAAAAAAAGACGCTTACTTGCGTCCACATCATTTCTTAGTTTTTCTTAACGAGAAACAGGGCCTTAAAAAGCCCTGCTACTTTTAACTAAACTTAAAGTTTTTACTCTTTAGTTTCTAGCGTCTAGGATCATTTCTAAAGCCTCGTTTGCAAGCTTGCTTGTTGGCATAATGTCCCAGCCTCTATCGTAGTTTGCGATAACCTTGTTATTGTTTTTCAAAGTAAGCTTGGAAATTCTTCCCTGGTTAATCCCATATTCGCTTGGCTCTTCAAAAACCTTCATACTGTAGCTTACAACCTGATTTTCTACTTTAAGCGTATCTTGTTCCCACATGGTTTTGCTCCTTTTTCTGTGTTTTTTGTTAGTACTATATATCACTCTAAAAGCACATAATAGCAAGCCGTAAACGAGAAAAAATCGCGGATAATTCCACGATTTTTCTCCAGCCTTCCAACCCTATGGCTGACTATCCCCCTTTCTTTTAGCTTCTTGCTTGTTGAATCGCTTGATAAGCTTTTTGAATATCCTTGTCCAAGGTTTCAGCATCCGCAAACAGTTCAAACTCCGTATCGTTGAGTTTTCCTTCGCTTGCCTTCCAAAGCTCCTCGTGGGCTTTCATGGCGCAGGTTTTTGCTGTTTGCGCGATGTCGAGCATGCTGATAGCCGAACTAATTTTCCCTTCTTCAGCTTTTTTGACCGCGTTTAATGCGTAGCGTCTGCATGTTTTAACTTCGTTTGTAAGGTTTTGTAAAATTTCTTTTTTCACAGGTTTCTCCTTTGCGCATGTGTTTTTGCTGATACTATATATCACTCTAAAAGCGCGCAATAGCAAGCTTTTAAGCCAAGAAACACCGGGTATTTACACGTTTTTCCCCACCAGTTTTAGCTAATTTTTTTACTCTTAAAAACCGTTAAAATGTTTCTAAAATCATGCTGAAATAATCATCACCAAAAAATCATCTACCACAGTCAAACATACTTTTACAAAAACCTCGTTCTCTTGCTCTAAATTCGCGAAAATTTCTTCAACCAAAGAACCTGTAGGACAGTCTTCACTCAACACGTACGCCTGGTCTTCACTCGCATACAGCATTACGCTCACCCCCGTTTCTAAAAGCACAGGACCCTTCTAAACGGGAAAGCATAATTTTCCTGTCTTGTTTAAACTCGTCTCCTATAAACCCGAGTCTAAGAAGAAAACATCTGAAAGCATACTTATCGTTAACCGGATTATGCTTACTATTATTAACGCGTTTAATTTCCACGCTCATTTTACAAAGACTGTTTATAAACTTCGCATAGGATGCCAAGCCTGGTTGGTTAGCCTGCTCAAACCAAGGAAAAATAAGCTTATCATCTTCTTCCTTAATATTAAGACTGTTCACTCCTAACGCTTTTTTAATAAGATCACCCTTATTATCAAGAATTTTCCTAAGCTTTACCACATCAGCCTTATCTTTAGGAAACTCAACACTAAAACATTGCGTACCATCACACGCGCAGACTGGAAGACTTATACCATAGTCAGCGTCTAACATGTTTTTCAAATCATCTAAATTTTCTTCACTACTACACGTGACCGTACCATCTTTACTAATGTTGAAAACACCTATCTTGTAAGACATACTCGGAGTTTTTAAGTAAACAGCCTTTACTCCCGTAGAATCCTCTATAGCTTTAATAAGCGGCTGCCTATCTTTTCCTTTTAACCCGTATTTTAATTCCATTTTGCCTCCTTTAGATTTTTTCGGGTACATATATAAATCACTCTAAAGAAGGCTTATAGCAAGCGGTCGTAAACTATTTTTCATATAAAATACGAGTCTTACTTGTTAGTACATACTTCAGTAAACGAGTATTCTTTACCGCCTCTTAAAACTTTCACACTCTTATCATTTCCAACCTGCTCAATATAACGTTTCACAATCACGTCACAATATTTCTCGTCAAGCTCGATAGCGTAGCAGATTCTACCAGTCTGCTCGCAGGCTATAAGCGTGCTACCACTTCCAGCAAACGGATCTAACACAAGCGAGTTCGTCATACTCGAGTTTTTAATCGGATACGCTAAAAGAGCTATTGGTTTCATGGTTGGATGATCAGCGTTTTTCTTAGGCTTTTCAAACTCCCAAACTGAAGTTTCTTTCCTACCCGCGTACCACTTGTGTTTACCTTTTTTCTTCCACCCATACAAACATGGTTCATGCTGCCACTGGTAAGGGCTTCTACCCAACACCAGCGACGGTTTCTTCCAAATACAACAACCTGAAAGATAAAACCCCGCGTCCTGGAATGCTTTTCTAAAATTCAATCCCTCCGTGTCAGCATGAAACACGTAGATAGACGCATCATCTGCCATCGCCTGCTCCATGTTCACGAACGAGTTGAAAAGAAACTGGTAAAACTTATCATCCTCCATATTATCGTTTTTAATTTTCCCAGCAGCACCCTCATAGTTCACGTTATAAGGCGGATCAGTAACCACCAGATTCACCTTAGTATCCTCAAGAAGCGTCTTAAATGTTTCTAACTTAGTAGCATCACCGCAAATAACACGATGCTTACCAAGCGTCCACATGTCACCCGTTTTAGAAAAACACGGTTCTTCCAATTCTTTTTCAACATCAAAATCGTCATCACTCACGTCTTTATCAGCATCAAAAATACCGGACAGCTCCGCCTCATCAAACCCGAGAAGATCAAGATTAAAATCAGCCCCTTCAAGCTCTGACAATTCAACAGCCAATAGCTCATTGTCCCATCCTGCGTTAAGTGAAAGCTTATTATCCGCGATAATATAAGCACGTTTTTGTGTTTCAGTTAAATGGTTTTCTTTCACGCACGGAACTTTTTTAAGACCCAATTTTTGTGCCGCGGCAAGCCTGCCGTGGCCTGCGAGAATCGTATTATCCTCAGCCACTAGAATTGGGGATAGAAAACCAAACTCGCGAATACTTGCCGCTATCTGAGCTACTTGCGCCTCAGAGTGTGTGCGAGCGTTTCTCACATACGGGATAAGCTCACTTACGTCAGCCAAATAATACTGCATTTCTTTTTCCATAAGCTTTCCTCCCGTTAGAAAAGACCCCAGCAAGCCAGCTTTTCAAAACCACCCACAGAGTCAATATAATCTTTCGCAATTTCCACAATCTGCGCATACGGTTTACCATCAACCATTTCATCCCCGATAGCACAAGAAAACTCAACCACCCGACCGGTCTCCTGCGCTTTCAAAAACGCGTAAATATTAACCGACACATCAGCTTTCGTAAGATCCTTACCATGAAGACCGCCGCCCGTAACAGCATCAGCCATATCTGACCCGAGTTTTCGGTTAACCGCTCCCGTATCCACGCTGATACCACCCGTCCAGTCGCCTAAAGGATTAACAAACGCATTCGGATAGTCTTTCAATAAGTCTTCTCGTTTAGCGTGAGACTGGCAGATGATAAGCTTTTCACCATCAAGAACATACTTGCCGTCATACGGATACTTTTCATAAACCTTTCGAGCAATAGCCGAGAGTTTCTTCTGCTCGCCTGTTAGTGGCATGCCTTTAAAAATCCCGTTATCAGCGCAGCGAACCATACCATCCTGGTTTCGGCTTAAATGCTTATCCTGCGGCACAACCGTAATATCAATCTTTACTTTCCCAGGGCTTAAACGGTGGATAATATTTTTAATATCCTTAAACTTAAACATCACCGTGCTTTCAATAAACACGGCACACTTACCATGCCCGAGCATCACTTCAACAGCAATCTTCGGATTCTCATCCAGCTTGTAAGCCAGATCAACAATTGCTCCAGCAATACGATCCGCAATCTTGTCCGGGTGACTTGGATTTACTTTTTCTATCATAATTTTTCTCCTTATATGTTTTTACGTGTAATAAGCAGGCGTTCCATTAAATCGTTTTGAGGTGAAACGCCATCAAACTCAGTAGAACAGTTTTCTTTCACAATTTGGAAAATCTCATTCCAAAGCCTGACCGCCTGATTCATGTAGTTAATACCAATGTTGATAAAAGGCGATGGTATCGGTTTACCCGTGGTTGGATGCTTGGAAAGAAACCCGAGTTTACTGGTTACTTCCTCGCATTGAATCCAACGAGCACAGCTCATCGCATACCGTTCAATAAGAGGAGACGGGACTTTACTGCTAACACCAATGTCTTTTAGCCACTTCCATGTTTCTTCAAAAATTTCTTTAGCCTGAAGCTGAGTACCGTCTTTTTGCGTGGCGGATAAAAACTCGTGAGGCTGAGGCATTTCAGCACCTTCAAGCTCCGGAATATCAAGAATGCTTAAAGGCCTGCCACCGGGGTTTCCTTCACTAGCTTTTTCAACAACCGCTTTCTTCTTCCGCCCGGCACCTACGCGTCTGCCGCCACGACCGCCGATATTATTTGATTTTGTAGGCAAACTTTTCGCCTCCTTCCCACGTGAGTTTTAACTATTAAAAAATTTTTGTGTTTGATTTTGCCTATTACCCTTTTGAATTCGCTGTTTTTACGCAAAATACCCTGCGCCCGTTCCCTGGGGAATAGGTTTTTAGAGATTTTGACCGCCCCTGGGGTGGTTTTTATTTGTTATGCCAGCGATCTCCACGCTTAGCGTGAATTTTAGAATGACAGGATTTGCATAGAGAAATAAGATTCTCTCTAGCGTGTGTTCCGCCTTCAGCAATCGGTTTAATATGATGAACCTGTTCTACCGGCACAAGCATATGGTTCTTAAAGCAAAGCTCACAGAAAGGATGCTCTTTCACATAAGAATCCCTTACTTTCTGCCATGCTCTGCCGTAACGCTTGTGAGCATCATAAGGACGCTCGTATTTTTCGTAGCGTCGGTTCTCTTGTTTTAAGTGTTCTTCACAAAACCTGCCGTCAGTTAGGTTCGGACAGCCTTGATAAGAACACGGTCTTTTAGGTTTTCTTGGCAAGACTTATCCTCCCTTCGGGCATGAAAAAAGCCCTTTGAGATAATCTCAAAGAGCTTTTAACAAAATCATTTACAAAACTATATCACTATTTTCCAATTACATCGTTTAATACTTTCCAGCCTTTTTCACAAAAATTTATGTTTTCATTACATATAGTTTTTCCATTTTTCTCAATGATGATACTCGCCGCAAGGATACTATCACTATCTTGCTCAATAACATCACCATTTGCGGTTTTCCACTTTACTAGAATATCACTTTTACTTAATTTACCTTCAAATGGAACAACAATCCGATTTGGTTCGTCAAACTTACTATCAGAATAGGTGTTGATAATTATTTTATCTTTTTGCTTATATACATCTATGTAGTTATAGTTAGCCCTATATGAAGCTATTTTCTCTTTACTATCAATTTGAGCATTAAATGCATTATTATCAATACGATGCAAGAATAAGGTGATAAAACAAACGATAGCCACAACTATTGAAATACAAAATATCAGCACTTTCGCTTTTTTACTTATCTTATTCATACTCCACCAAATTCTAATATCTAACTTTACCTTATCATAAAGCAGATCCTATTCTCTTTCATGCATTCTATGCATCAGCAGCAACAACCAACCCTAATGTTACTAAGAATCCCAAAATACCTGTAATTAATACTGGAACAAAAGCACAAATAGCAACTACTCCCGCTACTGCTACACCTATTTCAACAACATCTTCAGGAATTTCAGGAACCTTTATTGTAAAATCACGAAATGTAATTAAGTATTTTACAATCACCGTTATATGTTCATCAACATCATCTAATGTTGGTAATAGATTTTCTGACATTACCTCAATAGCTAACTCCACTTGATTTGGAGAAATAACTTTTCCAGTGAATGCAATATCACCCGATTTTACTGATGCTGCAATATTTGCTATAGATTTTTGAATCATGTCTCCGCCCTTCATAATTCTAATATCTTTAGCAATTTTAGAAATTTTATTTTCACATGCAGCACTTAGAGAACCATCACTATTTAGTTCTATCGAAACGTTGTAGGAATTATTAGGCACTGTCATCAATTCTGTTACTGCTTCTACCGAGGTTTGAATACTAATAGTAGGCAGTTCAGTATAACTAAGAATAATTTCTTTATTATATGAAAGACCAAAACTAGTAAGCTGATTTAGCAGATGTAGAGGCTCTACTACATCATACACAAACTGTGTTCTTGCAATATTTACTTTGTCTTTTATATTTTCCTTTTCTAGTTCGCCTTTCGTCATTTTTGTTACACTATCAAATTTTGCGATACCTTTATCTCTTCCAGAATATGCATCTTTATCAAGAGCAAAAGTCGGTCTAGATTGGAAAGAGAATTCATTAAATTGGTCGAACGCCCAATTGTTAGGAATTGCATAACCTAAATTCCCACTAAAACCAGTAGACATATCCGCTACAAACGAATATTTAGCATATCCTGCTTTGCTTACTTTTGAGCAGATTAATCTTGGGCCATATACACCAACTTGGTATTTCTTAATATTTTCACAACTGTTGAATAGTAAACTTATCTTCTTGAAATACGGTAAAATCATGCTGTCCAGCTGATATCCATAAGCATCAAAATCAACAGCAAAGTATATTGTACTACCAGAAGGAATACCAATCCTTTTTGCAGCGGAAATAGCAACCTGTGCATCAACAGTTCCCTGGTTAGGATTCGCAAAATATTCAGGATAATATCCTCCATCTTGATAAATTGGAAATACGGAAAGACCAGCGTTTTTTATGTTTTTAATTTCATCTAAAGTTAGAGCTTTAGATGTTGACTTTCCAACATACCCAGTCAAATATCTTCCAACAATCTGGTATCCTGCCGCTTTTAAATCTTTAGCTTGTTGAGCATTTAGTACCGTTGCACAGTCACACGCCTTGGCAGCTCTGTCTGGATTGCCTTTACTAGTTAACAACGACATCCACGTGTTAACATCAAGTGCTCCGCTGACTGGAAGCTTATAGTCTTTCTGGAATTTAGTGAGTTGCTCAGCAAAATCATCATCCCAATTCTCATTTTGAAGACAATCATATCTAATACAATTAAGTACAGCTTTTGCTAGCCATACCCACTTACCATAGGAAGAAGCGTTTTGCCTGCTAATAGTTTTCAAATTACCTCGTGTACCATGTCCAAAATTACCCGTGGCATCATCAGGCGAATAGCCTTCTAACGACTGTAAAATTTGGATAAGTGCGGTATTCATTTCTCGACCATACAAGCCGTCACAAGGAATGATACCTGTATAATCCTTATAGGTTCGGTTAATAGTTTGTTGAATAATCCTAATAACGTCAATACCACCGTAACGCTTTAGTAAAACGAACTGCTGCATAGAAAGAAGAGCTTTCATTACATCAATTGTGACAGTAGAATCACCACCAATGCCCATATCATTCTTCAACTCTTTAATAGCATTCCCAGTACCACCATAAAAGTTTTGTGTAATATCATTACCAGTAGAGTAACCCTTGCACCATAAAGCACCTTGAATAATCGAGTAAACATTACTTTGCGACTTATCACTATCGGATTGTTGCTTAACACCATGTGGATAACGTTGATTAAATTTACGTGTTGTACCAGCACCAAAATTATTTGCTGTTGCTGTTATACCAAGCTCAATCTGCAAAGCACGAATAAGCCCATTAATTGTATCCCAACCAGTATTCCCATCAGTAATAACTGAACCAAACCCAGGCTTATCACCATAGGTTTTGTTTAACCATTGCTGTGTTAGTAATACCATCTGATCCATGTTGTGCCCTCCTTTTAGGCATGAAAAAAGCCCTGAAAGATTACTCTTCCAAGGCTTAGTATTTATAATTTTTGCTAACTATATAATACCATATAGAAGGCAGTGTCATCTCGTATCAGAGCGTACCAAACCGTACCATTTTTTCAGATTTGGATTAGATTATCTGGTAAAACCATGTGCTCTAACGCTTTACCATGCCACCTTATAATCGTCATTCTGCTAGCATGGAGTTCTTTACCAATATCCTCCCACGTCATGTTACTCATGTAACGGTAGCGTAAAATCATCTGCTCATCCACGCTTTCAAGTTTAGAAATCACATCCAAAATCTGCTCTTTCAAACTGATAAGCATCGTAATCTCCATGTTAATCTTTGCTTCTAAATCCATAACCCTTATAAGAGCTTTCACAAACGGAGCTTCTATACTTCGAGTCGTCTGCACATACTCCCTGTCGTATCTTAATGAAGAAACACTTGTAGCAAGCTCACGCAGTCTTACTACCTCATCCATGTCAGCTTTAATCCGCTTATCAAGAAGATAGGCTTGCCGTAAGTATTCTTTTTTGTTCATTCTTACCTCCATTTTGAGGTAAGTTCTCTTTAGAACCCCTTTCCCTCACTTCGTTAATTGATAGTCTTGCTTTAACCGACTCGATTAAAGCATCCTGCACTTTAGCCTTCATGCTTAAAGCCCTCATCACATCCTCATCAATCGTGTCCTTAGTGATGATGTGATGGATTACAACCGTGTCGATTTGCCCTTGACGGTTAAGCCTGGCGTTCGTCTGCTGGTAAAGTTCCAAACTCCAAGTCAGGGAAAACCAGATAAGAGTTGAACCGCCAGCCTGTAGGTTAAGACCATGACCCGCGGAAGCCGGGTGAATCAATGCTACAGGAATTATGCCGGCATTCCAGTCAGCAATATCAGCACTCGTTTTAATCTCACGCACGTTAAAACGATTCTTAATCCGCTCAAGATCATGCTTAAACCAGTAAGCTACAAGCACCGGTTTACCGTTAGCAGCCTCGATTAAATCCTCTAAAGCATCAAGCTTACGATCATGAATATGAACGCTTTCTTTACACTCGTTATAAACCGCGCCGCCTGCCATTTGAAGAAGCTTATTTGAAAGAGACGCTGCGTTAATCGCATCAATTTCTTTACCTTCCAACGACACCACCATATCCTGTTTCAGCTCATCATAGAGTTTTCGCTCCTTTCCGGATAACTCTACTTTCACCTCGTTTATCACACACGCTGGCATTTTCAAATAGTCTTTCGACTTCATCGAAATCGTAATATCAGCTATCTGTTTATAGATTAAACTCTCAGCACCATCTTTAGGCTTATAAGAAAAAATCATGTGCTGGTTACGCTTATCTGGATCAAAAAAGTTCTGCCGATAATACGTAATATAGCGGCCTAGTCTTTCACCCATATCAAGCAGCCTAAACTCAGCCCACAAATCCATAAGCCCGTTAGAAGAAGGCGTGCCTGTAAGACCTACAATCCTTTTAACTTTCGGCCTAGCCTTCAGTAATGCTTTAAAACGTTTCGCCTGATACGATTTAAAACTTGAAAGCTCATCTATCACAACCATGTCGAAATTAAACGGCAGTCCGCTTTTCATTATCAGCCACTCCACGTTTTCACGGTTAATAATATAAACGTGAGCAGGCGTTTTTAGTGCTTGAATCCGCTCCTTCTCACTACCCGTCACAACCGAATAAGTAAGGTGTTTTAAATGCTCCCACTTTTCTAACTCTAAAGGCCACGTAGTGTTTGCAACCCTAAGAGGAGCGATAACCAGAGTCCTGGAAACATCAAACGAGTCAAGCATCAGGTCGTTAATCGCTGTAAGACTTATCACACTCTTACCAAGTCCCATTTCAAGCAAAACCGCTGACACCGGGTGTGTGATAATAAAATCAGTCGCATACTTTTGATACTCATGTGGCTCGTATCGCATCAATCACACCTCCAATCTGACTCCTGTCATCAACCACGAACACCTTAAAACCTAAAGCCTGTAAATCCTTCATCCGTTTCACCTGTAAGACTCTAGGCTTTTTACCTGGTGCTTTAAGCTCGACAAAACCAATCTTTCCACCGTTTAGTAAAACGAGCCTGTCAGGAAGCCCGTCAACGGAAGGACTCGTAAGCTTTATAGCCATGCCTCCCGCAGCTTTGACTTCACGGACGAGTTTTCGCTCAGTTTCCTTTTCTCGTAAAAAGCCCATCAGATACCTCTTTTGCCATCTCAATGATTTTCTTATCAACTTCGTTTCTAGGCTCATCAGAAACATCACCGTAAAACACGTCAATATAGTGATTGTTTAATTGTGGGTGATCTTTGAACATGTTGTCCTCAGCGTGTGAAGATACTTCATCAATCATGTTCATGGCTTTCAGCAGTCTGTCTTGATCTTTCGCTAAAAGCACCGGGCTGATATCGACCACTAATTGGTTAATCAGACTCTTAGTCAGTCGCATTGTTGCTCCTGCTTGCTTGTAGGTTTCTACTGTTCTCTCTTGTTTGTTAATCATGGTTTATTCCACCTTTCTCAAATCTTATTTTTCATTTATTGGATAGTGTTGTTTCATTCGTTGGTTTTGCCCGTTTACATCAGGCGAATGTTATTTGTGTAGCCATGTATGCTTTAGACCCATCTTTTACTTTTCTCTATATATACTTATATTTCTTTTATTTTTTTCTCTTATATAAAAAGTAAAGAAAAAGGGTACACTACAATACAAAACCCCTATTTATCAGGCTTTTCTTTCTTGAAAACGTGCATGGTAGCGTGTAGGCAAAGACTATTTTCGTGTATGAAAAAATCTCATAGAGCATTTTTCTCTGAACCCAGTTTTTACCATGTAAAACATTTGCCTACACGCCAATACATTTTTCAGGAAGCATCTTTCAGTTTTACCGTGTTTTCCATCAAAGAAAATCCTCCTGTGCCTGCAAATTAGGATTAATGGAAAGCCCACACCACTGGTATCCTTTACCCGTCCGTTTTTTGCTATAACCCGCTAACAGTAAAGCCTTAGAAAAATCCCTATCGTTTCTAACATATTCACCATTAAGGTTTGCCCACTGACGGTAAGACAAGTAAAGACTCCTACTCATCTCCGTTTCATTCACACCCTTAATGCAATAATCAGTAATGAAATGGCCTATCCAGTCGTTTTCAGCCCGATAAGCGTCCTTAGCCTGCTCTACCACCTTACAAGTAGGGAATTTATAACTGTTTTGGATATAAATCTTGGCTCCTTCAATCATCCATTGAAGTATTGCACCACCTGCTTTTCGCAAGAGTTCATCAACATAGTCTGTTTTCGGATTCTTGATTTCTTTCGTAAACGGTGCAACAAAGATTCTCCGCCACGTTCCCTTATCGTTCGAACCGACCTTCGGTAGATGGTTCGTGTAGAGAATAGTTGAGTGGCTTGGTGTAAACGTAAAAGGAGCATAATATTTCCTCTCAGCTGAAATATCATCCACGCTTGCTATCTGTTTCAGCATGGAAATAGAAAGCCTTTGTCCTTCCTCGGTTTCCGAGGCAAGAATAAACCTTTTACCGCAAAGCTCTGCTAAATCCACTTTCACGTTTTTAGCCCGAGTGGTTAAAGACTCTGCAGGTATTTTCCCAGCATAATCTCCAAGCACGTGTGCTTCCGCGTTAAACACGGTCGACTTACCGTTGCCACCTGACCCGTACACTAGCAAAAGCGATTCTTCAAACACTTGACCTATAAGCGTACTACCCGCATGGCTTTGAAGAAATGTTTGAAACTCTTTATCGCCTGCGGTAACCATATCAAGCGTTGTCTGCCACAATCCCATGTTCTCCTGTGAAGGGCAAACAGCGGTCATTTTCGTACAGTACGAACACGGATCATGTGCTTTTAGCATGCCTGTCTTTAAATCCACGATTCCGCAAGGCGTGTTTAGAATGAAAGCATCACGGTCCAGTTCTTCGTTTGCAACTTCCAGCATGGATTTAGCAAGCTTTAATATTCCGGACACTTTACTGTGATCATTCATCTTCTTAGCAAACGAAAGATACTGTTTTGCCTGATTCACTTCACTCTTTGCTTTATCCGCCTGCTCTTTATCACCTGATGATTCAGCTTGAATGAACTGTTCGTAAGCTGTCTTAAACTCAACACCGGCATTCTTCAAAACCTTTTTAGCAATAAGCATGTAAAGTTTCATAACTTTAAGCTCAGACGCTTCCCACTTCTTGCCTGTCCAGTAAAGCCAGCCTGCAGACATCGTATAAACAGCCTTATTCTTGTTATGTTTGGCAAAAACCTCAGCCATCGCAATATCCGTTAAATCATCCGGCTTATACTCCTCATAGCTTTTGCCATACTCACTAGGCGGAATATAACCTTCTTGACTTGCTACTTTAAGCCCGAACTTTTTAGCCGAATACCAGATTTTAGATAATTCTGCGTCAGGTAAAGGAGGATTACACCGTTCTGCTTCACTCAAAAACTTCTCATGTGCTTCATCTGTCGCCCCATAACGTTTGATGAGTTTTCCTGCAATATGACTAAGCCTAGAGTTTCTCTGCCCTGATGGTATTTCTTCTGTTCCTGCATCAAATTCACTGAAATCTTCTTCCGAGAGAAAATCAGTAATTGTTTTTTCACCCTCGTAAAGTTCTACCTGCGGAGTTTTAACACCGTAGAGAAAACGTGCCGCATCAAGAGCGTTACTGTCAAAATACGGGAATACTGATTGAATCTTTGTTTTAAGCTCCACATAAGCTTTAGCATCGCTTACTTCTTCAATTGGAAAATACACGTGAAAACGTGGTCTTGCACACTTCCCATGCTTGTCTTTCATGTGGTTTCTACTATAAGACGCGTAAAAGCACACGTTCGGAAACGCTAAAGCAACATCAAAAGGCGTCACCCAGTCTTTACCAACATCAGAATGGTCGTTATCACAGTCCATCGGAATACAGGTAGACGAAATGAAATTATCTTTAGACCGATAACTGTTAGTAAACTGTGCTGTGACATGGTCAAAAGAGATAGCCTTATTAAAACTATCTCGATCACAGACTTTTATTTCGTCAGGATACAAGCAGTTACTACTGTTTCCAACACAGGAAGCTGTATAAATTTTGCACTCAAGCATCAACATTCACCCCCTAAATCCTTATCCGTAAAATACTTAATCGGCTGCTTGCGTTTTTCAGCCAGATTGATTTCTACTTGCATGCCGCCTGTGATTTTCTCCCCGAACACCCACAGCTCGTTGCACTTGCCTAAGAGGATAATGTCCATAAACATCGCATCCCCTCTATGCTTTTGATTCTCATCATCCATAAACGGGAAAAGCAGGTGTGGAGTGATAGGGATTGCTCCGCGTGAATACGCGTAAGCCGCACACCGGATAGCGTGACTCACGTTTTTCTCCTTATCTCCACGGTAGGGAGCACAAATGTAGACGATAGGCTTAAAATTCGGTGTCGTTTCTAAATGTTTTTTATAAGACTTACTCATCTTTAGCCTCCTGTTCAATCAACGGGTAGATCCCGTGTTGTGTCATGAGGTGATAGATGAAAAGCCTGCCTTTCTGAGTCCAATAAGTATGCATTTTTGAGTGTGTAACACCATTAGAATCCTCGTAGGTATTTGTGCGAGATTTCGTATATTCCTGATCGGCATACTTTTGATATAAAAGCCAAATATCAGACTGCTTATACTGCACGCCAAGGTCATGCAAGAAATTATTCATCCACTGTGCTGACTTGCCATAATCTTTTGCAATCACACGCATAGAGATTATGTCTTTGCATTTAAGCACAACATCGTAATAGCTGGCTTTCGGTTTAAGCTCAGCTATCTGCTGTTTTTGCACAGCAGTCGTAAGCTCTAACGCCTCTCTTTTAGCACGCTCTTCTTTCAATGCGTTAAAAACAGCGATAGCCATATCAGGATTGTTGATAAGCTCATCTGTCGCATACATACCGTGCTTACGGATACTCGGAAGAACCTGTGATGTAACCCATCGTTTAAACTGACACGCTTTAGGGAGCTGACTTCTAAGAATAAGACTGTATAAACCAGACTCGTTAATAACATACATTTCTCTGTTCTGACCTGAGTCGGTGAAACACCGAGTCAGCTTATCATCTTCATCTACATGCCTTTTCAGAGCATCAGATGTATCACGATAACCAAGAATCTCAGCCACATCCTTACCCACAAAATAAGGAATACCATCTACTACTGTTGTGCGAACAGATCCAAGCTCTACATTCTTAAAAACTTGTAACTCATTCATAAAATTACCTCCTATGATTTTTTCTGAAGGCGGTATTACCTTCTAAATCACAGGCAAAGAAAAAGAGCAGGTTTTTAACCCTGCTCCTAAAAATTTTTTAATCTTTTTTGTAAAACTCGCACTCGTAGCCGTCAGCTCGTAAAACAAGCCCTTCCGCCCAAGGTGGTGTTCTTCCCATGAGCTCACACACGCTTTGAACACTCACATTCTTATCGGCTTCGATAATGGCTTCATCATGCACGTGAGCGACGATGCGATATTCTTTCAGCGTTTGCATAGCGTAAAGCAAAATATCACGAGCTATAGCTTGCGTAATATTTTCCACAAATTTAGGCCCATAACTTTCCAGCCGCTCCCATTTTTTAGTAGACCCCACACCCTCATAGGTGACCGACTCACCACCATACTTGTTTTCTTCCACACGCGGTTTCACATAGTAAAGGCATCTTTTCGAAGGCAGTTCGATGATAAGAAACCCACTCTTGTAAGTGAACACAATATTGTGTGTTCGCACAGATACGTGTTCGTGTACACACTGTTTTACCGCTCTGTCCACATCCCACCACAGTGTTGTAACCATCGGGTTAGATGATCTCCACGCATCAACAAGAGGCTGCAGCTCATCCTCGGTAAGACCCATGTCGAGCGCTCCCATGGCTTTTAACGCACCAACAGAGCCGCCATATCCAAGAGCGAGCTCCGCTATCTTACCTTTCTGCCGCAGGTGCCCGTTTACTCCGTGCTTTTCAACAGGCACACTAAACATTTGAGATGCTGACGAGCAGTAAATGTCTTTACCTTCCTCGAATACTCGCATACGCCATTTTTCACCTGCAAGCCAAGCCAAGACTCTCGCTTCGATCGCTGAAAAGTCTGCGACAATAAACTTCAATCCCGTGCGTGGAATAAAAGCAGTGCGAATAAGCTGGGATAAAGTATCAGGAATATCCTCATAAAGCATTTCCAAAGCTTCAACATTTCCTTGTTTAACAAGACTTCTAGCCTCCGCCAAATCAGGCAGATGGTTTTGTGGCAGGTTTTGTAATTGCACAAGCCTTCCCGCAAACCTTCCTGTACGGTTTGCCCCATAGAAGCGAAACATGCCACGCTCCCGATAATCCATACAGGCAGCGTTTTTCATCGCCGTATACTTTTTCACCGAGGATTTAGCAAGCTGCTGACGAAGCCGTAAAACTTCCGCCAACTCTTTACCCACTGTTTTAAGCTCTTTAGCGACTTCTTTTTTACCAAGCGACTCCATTTCAAGACCATGCTTTTTAAGCCAAGAGCGCATCTGTAACACAGAGTTCGGGTTTTCTAAACCCGTAACACGCTTAAGCTCACTCATAAGATGCGTTTTCACCTCTAAGTCGAGTTTTATGGCTGACTCAACGAAAAGAGAATCTATTCCTATCCCACGGTCGTTAATCTCTTGGTCGAGATAAAACTCCTGCCATAAAAAGTCCGGCACGGGAAAGCGTGAGAGCTTTTCTTGAATACTCATCTCAACTTCCACATCACGCTTGTTATACGATTTAAACTGCTCCCACTTTTCCTTATCGTGGAAATACTTGTTTCTTGTTCTTCCACCGTTTACTTTCGTAGGATTACACGGTAAGCAGAAGTATTTAATAAGATTCTTACCCTCAGTGAGCTTCTGCTTATCAATGCCCAGTACTATTCCCACGTTTTCAAGCGACATGGGAAGCCCCAGGGTGGCTGACCAGATCATTGTGCAATGCCACGAGCTTGGGTTTAAAAACAAGCCTTCACTTTTTCCTGTCTGACCAGGGTTAACATTGATGCCTTTATCTCGCAAATAGCGTGATAGGCAGATTCTTTCAAACTGAGCGTTAAACGCCCACTTGGTCACCGTTTCATCTGTTAAAGCAGAAAGCACAACCTCGGGTATGGTTTCACCTTGTGCTAAGTCAACGACCTGAACTTCACTACCGTCCACACTGTAGCCAAAAAGCAGTATTTCAAAATCCTCTGATTCTGCGTACTTGTAAACCCCACATTTACCAAGATTTACACTCGAAAACGTCTCCAAATCCACACTCAAATTTTCCAAATTACACCACCTCCAAGTTAATAAAAGAGGTGACAGAAAACCTGCCACCCCACTTATAGAATCTTCTAAATCCTGTTTTTCAGGAATCTTCTAATTCCTATTTAGAATGTGTTTAATATCAACGTAAAGACTCACGAGTTTCTTTACCGTAAAATCAAGAAGTAATACTCCTATAAACACTGAAATAAAAACCGCTATAACAATTTCCATAATTAACTCACGCTCCTTATGCTAGAAAGTCATCATCTTCTAAAGTCGTAAAATCATCGGTTGCGAGGCTACGTCCGCCGAGTGGCTCACCGTCTCTAATCTTTTGAATATTGCCAAGACCACAAGCAACTCCCTTATTACCGTTAGAGTTAAACGCGTAAAAATTGATGGAAACCCTCGCATAGCAGCCTGAATACACTTCACTGCGATCCATGATTGGTTTTACCTGCTTGTCTACAATCTGCGGAGCCGTGGTAGAGTTCGCGTTAATAAAATAATGTCCTTTATACGCTTCATCATCACGCTCAATATCCCCGTCCCTGAGTGGTGTTTTAAGAGCAGCCTTATTTGGTTTCTTACCACCAAACTTGCCGACACCTTCCTCAATCGCAGCATCAATAGCTTTCTCAATAGCGTTTACTGTTTCAACATCACTTTTAGGGATAAGCAGTGAAACACTATATTTTTCAGGACCGCCGTTAATAGACTTTGGCTCCCAACCATTAAAATAGGAAAGACGCGTATTCTTACCTGTAATAACCTTCGTGTTATTTAATTTAGACATAATACTAATTCTCCTTTTTGAATTCTTGGTTTACATTTGTTACGTTAACTTTTGCCCGCTTATCCGAGTCCGGTACGAGCGTAAGTTTTCCGGACGGTTTTATAACGAGGTCGCCCAGAATATCCTCAAATTTTTTCTTGCCCATCATCTTTTGCATTTCCGTTAAACCGATAAGACTAGTTTTGAAAATGTCGGTAAAGCCATGAGCTTTCGCTTTCTCAATAACCGCTGTCTCATCCTTAAACTTACGAACAGAACGTCCTTCCACGAGTTTGAAACCGCTCCACTCTTTACCGTGGTTAATAGCGGAATCTGTGGCGTACGCTAAAACATCATCAGCCCACTTTGTTAACTGTGGAATAAGCGTGAGCACTTCTTCAATCTCACTATCCGTTAAAACAGAAGGCGGTTTGAACTCAAATTCTGCAAGCTTTAGATTTTCCTCGGCACGCTTTCTGCATACTGCTTTTGCCCTGCAAAACCTGCACCAGTCACCGGCTTCAAATTCGCCTTCGCCTTTAATAGCAAGCCCTGCTTTAGGTTTAAGCACGCTTTCAGCCCAACAGATAAGCTCCGCGACAGGTAGCGTAAAAGTTGATACGTTGTCACGCCGCGGCTGAAAAATACTCATCTCAACAGTTTGAATCTCATACAAGCTGTCGAAAAGCGTTAAATCTCCAAGCGCGTAGCATTTCATCTGAGGATTCTCGTAAGCATCAACCAGCACGCCTTGACCGTACTTAAAGTCGATAACCTGCAGCGTTTTATCGCCTACAATAATGCAGTCCGCTGTACCAAAACCGTCAGGCACGTAAGCTGAAAAATCAACTTTCTGCTCTATGAGAAGGATAGGATCTTGACAGTTAAGTTTTGCCTGCTCATACTTTTCCATTACGAAATCCACGTAAGCATCCGAGCATTCCTGCATCTCGTTTGAGTCATACTCTGTTGACGGTTTTTCACACGGACGGTTAAGAAGCTTATTCAGCTTGTACTCACACCACGCGTGTGCCGCCGTTCCTTCCTCAGCCGCTGTAGAAGTAGTGTTTTCAAACTTTTCTTCTAAAACAGCACTCGGAGTACACTTAATCCACCTATGAGCAGAAGAAGGGGAAAGTAAAGCATGCTTAGTCACTTGTCATACCTTTCGCCTCTTCAAGAAGCTCAGCGTACTTACTTTCATCAAGTTCTGAAAGCCTGTTAGCTCCAAACTTGACGATAAGCGCTTTTACCTCCGCGGTTTTACCATGTTGGCTAAGCTTTGCTAAAACCGCTCGCACATCCTCTAAACTCACCTTTTTAACAGACTCCTTATTATTAGGAGCTGTTTCTTTACAACCAGCACTAGAAGCACCGGCATCATCAAATAGCGTTTTAAGATGAGCTGTTAAGTTTTCCAAGTCTTTGATGACTTCTCTCAATATTTCCTTTTTCACGGTTTTCCTCCTTAAACTTCTTTGACATCAACTGACTGAACACTTTTCCCAGGATCTAATAGGTAGACTTGCGAGTAATCACCAAACAGCCAGCGGATAAACCGTTGAGGTAATCGCATCACAGCTCCACGTAGAACCTGTTTCTTCTCACCGTTTTCACCGGTGACGTTAATAACGATCTTGTGTTTCACGAGTTTTGCCTCCTTTCTGTAAGGGGTTTCTTCCTTACACATCACAGGCAAAGAAAAAGGAGGAGTTTTTAACCTCCTCCAAATAAAATTTCTAGAATTTTTCTGGTAAAACTTTTTTAAGATTTACGATGGCACTATCGAGATGCTTTTTCACGCCAGCAGACGAGATACCAAGCATGCTTGCAATCTCTGACTGAGTGTATCCTTCAATAAACATCAAACGAATAACCTGACGCTGCTTGTCAGTAAGCGTTGAAAACGCATGCTCCATTTCTTCTGACATTTCAAAACCATAATCGTTGGTAATAAAACCATAATCATCAGTAGTACTGAGAGCTTCAGCAAGATGACTTTTATCTACTTCAAGCTCGCCATCTGCATCGAAGTCAAGCGAAAGATTATAGTTACGCGGGAAATGCTCTTCAGCAGAGTAGTCAACGTCGTCTTTGTTTGGTTTGTAGCCGTATCTTTCTTCGAAACGTTTGATGTACTTCTCTTTCCACGCCTTAATCTCAGCTTTTTCTTCAGCAGTTCTAGTTGGACGCAGGTTCTTATTGTTGTAGTAAACCTCACTGTCATCCATTGAGTGAAGCATCTTAATATCCGCAACGGTTACACCATTCTCGCCTGGCTTGATTTCGATAGTTTCTTCACTATAACTACCATCTTCATTACGAACACAACTTGTATACTTATATGTTGCTCGATCGTTGCTATTAGTTTTGCGAGTCCTCATGCTCACCCTTCCCGCCTGCAGCGGTAGGGTGAAGACACATACAAAAAAGAGCCGATACTTTATGAAGTACCGACTCTAATACCTGAAAAACAGCCATAGTAGAATAGAGGTACTTCATAGGAGTCATGAAAAACCATGAGGATCCTATTGACGTATCTCATCGCCCTATAGCTAATCAGGCTTTAACTGTTTATTAGTAGTGTCTTATTGATTAATCATTAACCACAATCTTGTTAATTGTTCCAAAAATTCTTATAACATTTACCCGCTCTTTCTTAAAACCCGTATCATGAGTGTAAAAAAGAGTGTAATAATCTCGTTTTTATAACAGTTTGACATGTAAAAACCACACTTGCCTTGAAAGCTACGTGCTTTGAGGTTTAAGCGTTAACAATGTTTTCACCCCCCTTCTCGTTAAACAACACTCGTTTTAGAAAACAAAACGAGCATTAGCCACGCTCTAATAGAGTCCCAACCGTAGCTAATAAAGCCCCAACTGTATTTAATACAATCCCAACAAATCTAATATAATCCCAACCGTATTAATATCAGAAATCCTCACTCCGCAAAAAGTGTTATAGGCCTAACTACTTTTAGTGTTACCGTTAGAGCTTCTGATTAAAACACTTCAGATAAAACGTTAAAGTTATTACTATGCTAAAAAGGCTCTTCAAAAACCTGACAAATACGCACATATACGAGGTTGCATACACGAGATTGCAGGGAAAGAGTATTGCATATTTTTTCATAGAAGCGTACAATAAGAGCAAGGTGTTTTACTATTGTAAAGATGCATAGTATGCCTTCTTATCGAGAAAGAGATATTATGAAAAATATAATAATGCGAAGTCTATCTGTAGTTGTTTCTGCTGCTTGTTTATTTACTTTTTCCCCATTGGCATTTGGACAAGATAATAATGAGAATTATCAGCAAAGACTGGGGGATATATCAACTTATCTGAATCACACACTCAGTGAAAAAGAAATTGATGAGCAGATAAAGGAGACCTCGCGTCGCACTGGTGAGAGCCCTGACTCGATTGCTAGTAGGGTGGAGAAATCGGTTCGTGATTCAGTGTTAGATACTGCGAGGTTCTCTGTAAGAAGTGGGAATACACAGTTACCAAGAGCTCGTCATACAGGAGATATTTTTGTTTCTAATAATTCATCATTTTTCGTTTGGAAGCATGGGCATACTGGAATTTATGTTAATCGTGATGATATTGTCGAAGCAGTAGGGATGTTCCAGAATGCTCATCGAGTATCAAGGAAAAATAGTGTCGCAGCCGGCGGTGCCTCTATTCTTGAAGTAAAAACTTCCCAGGGAAACCGCGATAAAGCGGCGCGTCGGGCAATTGGTTATATTGGTAGGGGTTACAATGCAGATATTACTGATACTAATAGAAATGATTGGGGAGGTCTTAACTGTTCTCAATTAGTGTGGGCTGCATATTATTATGGTGCTGGTATTGATTTGGATACTGGTAGTGGTGAATATGTGTGGCCATATGATATTAAAAATTCTGGATATGTTAGGGAATATCAATATGTTCAGTAGTTGAGGTGCGGTCATTATGTGGAAAAAATTTATTCATGAATCTGAAGCTCACAAGAGAGTGAATGATGATTATGTGCGTAATGCTGCACCTCAATCTTCATTCACAACTGGGAATAAAACTCATAGAGTAGTAGTCTGTATTTTCGGGGTTATAGGTATAATTGCTGTAATTGCAGCCGTTACTATAGGTGTCTTTCATTGGGTTTTATCGACAGAATATACAGTATCTGCTCATTCGGAGAAATTTGAAAATCTTCGGTTGCAGCATGCGGTTGTTGCAATCCCGCTGCATAACCCTCAGACATCTCTTATTCCCAATGGCAACGCATTTATGTCAATTGTTTATGAAGATGGCAGTTTTAAGCTGCATAAGGTGAGCAATATAGAAGGCCAAACGCCAATTTGGAATACTGAGGCGCTTCACTATACAGATTCCCGTGATAGTTATTTCATACCAGTGAACGCTGGAAAACCTACGGTAAACTCTATAGAAAAGGTGCAACGTCAGAATTTTGCATTTTCTCTTGCTAATGGCGGTTTTGTTGATCTGTATGACGAAAGCATGATGAAGCATAGAGGTAAAACAACATATAAGATTCTTTCTACGACTTCTAAAGGTGAGAGTAAGCAGCAAACAATACAATTTTCAGAGAGCCTATTTATTAAAACTTGTTCTACCTGTGGCAATCAAGCGTATGCAATTGCTCAAACAGACAAGCATGAAGTTGTATTGTATCGCATGGTCAATGAAGCAAATGTTGGCCTAAATGAGGTATCGCGGCACCATGAAAAAGACATGGTGGGTGAGCAATTATATCAAGGAGAAAATGAATCTACAGGAGTAATTGATGCTGCTTATAGCCCACGATGCAACAATGGTGTGATTACTTTCTTATATTCGTATGGTCCATCGTCTGCTCGCACAAAGGATATGGCAGTAGAACACAGCGATTCTGCTGATGATGTTAAAACTATTCAGGAACATTTTCTTGTGCGATGGGATGTGAAAACTGGTAAAATAACAACAATTCCATTGAAGAACAGCAAAGGTCAAGTGTTGTATGGTCCGACCACGGTCTCTTATGAGATTGCTGGTTACATAAACGCACAGGCATACGATGAAAAGCTTCTTCATATTGTTGATACCGAGAATGGACGAGTGTTTACTCTTGATACGCAAACAGGTGTTCTTCGCCGATTGTTAGATAAAACTACGCGTCAAGAGTCGTCAGCGGGCGTCAACTATCGTTTGCTGGTAGGAAACCATGAAATAGTTCGTATACCATCGATTATCGATACCTCTGATTTGAAAGATTTTGTTATCGAACGATTTGATAGGAAGACTGGAAAATTATTGAAAAAAATAAAAGTTAATAAAGATTTTCTCTATTTGACAGCTCAGAAAAATACGAATTTATATCCGGGAATTCCAGCTGTGAATCCAAAATGGTTGCAATGATCGGCAATTGACGTATTGGGCTTGATGCTTGTGAATGATTTTGCAGTGTCAAGCCCGATTTATTCTGTCGTGCGTGTAGGGGAAACTAAGGGTAATCGGCCAAAAAGTGTGTCTATTGGTCGGCGTGTCGTTAACGCATAGTCCCTTTTCTGATTGCAATATCTGGATGATAGTCAGCTTTATATAAGTCAAATTCAGTGTCTAAATGAGCTGGTCCGATTGGATTATCATCAATAATAATTTTTTTTAGTTTTTGGTTTAAAACATTCAGAAGTTATAAATTGTTTAGGATTTGAAGGATTTTCACTATTGAAGTAACACCACCATTCTATATCTCTACGCATGTGATCTTCAGATAATCCTTTATGGAAACTTACCAATTTCTTTATCTGTGAATTTATGCCACCTTCTAAAGCATTAGTAGTACTAGGAATAGGAACGCTCGTTTTCTCTAATAGTAGAGGATCAAGAAAGGTAAATAGTGTGTACCATTTTTAACTTGTATAGCAAGCAGATTATAAGCTTTTCTTGCTGTCTGGTGCGTATACCACCATTGTTGATTACTTCTTACCCAAGAAGGAATATTTTCTTCAGAAACATTCCTACGGAACGTTTTTTGATTAAGCCAATCTTTCCACTGGTTATAAGATTTCTGTACGCCTTTCCGCGCGCCTGCGCAAAAACCTGTCCGCCCGTGCGCACAGAACTTTTCCGCCCGTGCACACACAGCGGAAAACTCACCGGGGATGCGAAACCCGAAAGATCCGGAAGACAAAGAAAACAAAAAACGAAAACGAAGAAAACGCTAAAAATGCGCTCACTGCAGCCAAAACAGCATCTTCTGTTTATCAGTTGAATATTGCTTCTAGTAAGAATGATTTTGAAAACAATGCTAAAAGAATCCAGGAATTAGAAGAACAACTAAAAGAGGTTCAGAATTCTTTTGGAGAAAAGTTACCATCAGAATTAACCGAGGAACAAGCAAAAATTGTCGCTGAGTTAAAACGAGAACAAACACCTATATACAGGCAACGAACCATTTTAACTAATCGGTTAAACGCTCTCATTAATAATCACGCTATTGGAAGTGAACGTTTTAATAAAGCAGACTTTGAACAATTAAAAGAGTTTGTACCTGAATTGGACATTGATTATCTTACTAAAATTGAAGGTTTTCATGCGGGCATTAAGAAACTGCTCACTAAGCAAGTAACTGATGAAATCGAAGCTACTAAAGAAAAATTGACAATCGTTAATGACAGGCTCAACCACCTAGATGAGCAAATAATTAATATCACTACTGCTCCTAGCATTACGGCAGCAACTGCTCAAACATATCATGAGTTAAAAGCTGAAATTTCAAGTCTTCAGAATGCGAACAAAAACTATTTGGTAAAGGAAGAAAATAGGGAAACTCTCAAAAAGACTCAAGGTATCGTAGAAGAAACCACAAAAAATCTTCTTAATCAAATAGAAAAGTCAATTAATAATTACTTGAAAAAGGTTGATGAAAGTTTTACTGACGAGAAAAGGAATCCCCCAAAACTTAGTCTGAAAAATATTGATTCGTATAGTTATGCGATTGCTGATGATACTGGTACTGGTTCAGGTTATAGAAGTCTTTTAAGTTTCGATCTTGCGTTGTTAGAACATTCAAAACTACCTGTCATAATGGAGGACTCTTTCCTGTTTAAGCAAATAGAAACAGAAGCAGTAAATCGAATACTCGCACACTATAACACGATTAAAAATAAGCAAATCTTCATCGCGCTTGATGAAATTGACAAATACAACGGTAATGCAAAAGAGATTATAAAAAACAGCAGATGCCTACGCCTTGACAGTAACGCAGAAGCATTATTTGGAAAAGAGTGGGGAAAGAAATAATATGACAAATACTAACAAAAAACAATTACAGATTGAACTTGATTACACGCATTTGTGGAAGCTGCTTATTGATAGGCAGAAAAAGAAAGAGGACTTAAAACGTGATGCTGGAATATCATCAGCTTCCATAGCTAGAATTAGCAAAGGTGAGAACGTGAATACAGAGACACTACTACGCATCTGTCAATATCTTGAATGTGGCATTAGCGATATTTGCGAAGCGAAACAAGTAAAAACTGATGATAAGAATATATGAGTGCGACAGGATTATATAAAACATATTTTCTAAAAATATTGATGAACAGGTTTTAGCTCAACATTGTCCTAAGCTTTTACCCACTCTATTACTCGATAGAACCACAAAACATAATATTGTGTGGGCTACAGATGACTATAAAGAGGCTAGTAGCTTGCATCAAGCTAATGCAGAAATTACAGTCGCATCTATTACTGGAAAATATTCTGAATTAATTGCTCTCAGAATTGCAAAATCTCGTGATTTACAAGCGTCACGCGCTAAAGGTAAAGCAGAAGCTTTTACTCCATCTTGGATTTGCAATGAACAAAATAATTTAGTTGACGAAATGTATTTACAGGCAATAATACAGAGTTTGGTGGCTGTTGCTTAAAAAACGCTGTAAATAAGAGCTTATTATAGGCTTGCGAAACAGAAGAACGTGAATTAAAGTCTGGCGTGGATTGACACTGGATTTTTTCTTTTTTAGGGGTGTCTTTTTGCTTTTAGAGGTATGTGCTATTTAGACAAGGGTGTGTTTTTGGAAATAATCCTATAAATATCTATCCTTTCAACTTACACGATAAAATAATTTATTTCGTAAAATTTCTAGAATTCTCAACTTTATCTTAAAAATTTTCTGGTTTTTTAGTTCATATAAAAGAATCGCCGAACAATTTAAAATAAACTTACTCAGGTGTATGATAGCTGCGGTAATTTTCAGTAATGAAAAGAGGTGATAAGAATGCACGTAACTCCATCAAACTGATTGATTACTAATAAATAATGATCTCTATAATAGATCTTTTACAGCACGAAGAGAATGAATAATTCTCGTCGTGCTGTTATTAACGTTATTCTCATTCAGGAGATTTCTATGTTTTTTACTTCAAAAACTTTTCGCTCACAAAAAGGTGCAGCGCAATGCATCATGGGACTAGGTACTCATCAAGAATTTGTTGATCGACCAACTGCTGATAGCTATATTTCTATTCTAGCCTTTTGTCTACAAGGCAGAAGCTTAGAAGAATTAAAAACTTATATAAGTAATAATCATTTTCCGTGGGAATATATTGAATGGTTGACTAGCCATAATTTTCTCATAAAAACTACTAATACATACCTTTCTGAATGCGAGGAATTATATATTAAAAATCAACTTTTCCTTGATAGTCTTTTCAATCGTACGTTCGATATGAAAAATACTTTCGGAGACTACACAATAATTATTGCTGGATGCGGAGGTATTGGTAATTTTATTTCTTATGCTATTTCTTCACTCCCAGTAAGGAAAATAGTCTTAATAGATTTTGATCATATCGAAGAATCTAATCTCAATAGACAATTTTTATTCACTAGTTCAGATATCGGGCAACTGAAAACTGAAATTCTTGCTAAGGCCTTACGTGAAAGAGGTTGCAAAGCTGAAATAGAAACATATTCCAGTAAGACTTCTTACCAAACTTTATCAAAAATACTTTCTAATAATGAAGGGAAAATGTTCTGCATATTGTCTGCAGATAGTGCAGGAATTCTACAAGATACTACGAAATGTTTTGCTGAATATGAAGTCCCATTTATTAATGTTGGATATTTCAATGATATTGCAGCTATAGGTCCACTCTACGATCGAGATCATGCATGCCCACTATGCGGTAACGCATTAAGTGTGGAAGCAAAATGCAGTGCAACCGATACCAATAATTTGTACGAATTAATTAACCGTAACTATTCAGCTCCTTCTAGCTTTACGAATAATGCACTTGCTTCAGCAATGGCAATGAGTGACATTATCTCGTATATTGTAGGTGATAAGGAAGGCGTACAATCGTTCAATAAGCGCATTGGGATTGACACACGCACGCTTAAACGTTATGAACTTCCTGTAGAAAAAGACTGGAAGTGCAAATATTGTGGAAAATAATATGCGCACACTACCTACTCCATTACAGAGAAACATATTTGTATATTACTCCGTTGCAGCAATTTACATGCTTTCAATTTCTCTCCCTCATGCGATTCTTACACCGTTACTCATTCAAAAAGGATTATCCTTCGCTGACATTGCTACCATACAAATTGCATTCAGTATTGCTGTAGCGTTGTGCGAGATTCCTAGTGGCATTCTATCTGACGCATTTTCGAGAAGAACCGTCTATTTATGGTCAAAGTTTCTAATCATTACTTTTTTCTTGATTGTTTACTTCGCACATGGGCTTCAAGCTATGACCATTGCATGGTTTATTTATGGAGTATCTGTAGCTTTTGATTCTGGAACTATTGGTAATGAAATTATTTTACGTGTACGAGATCACTATGATCATTCAGGTGAATCTTCTGCAAAAATGGTCGACACTTTAGTAAGGCTTGATACGAGGATTGCTACGATATGCATGATTATTTCTGGTTTTCTCGGATCATTCATATATCAGCAGATAGGTTTTTCTTTATACTGGTGTTCACTTATCGGTGCAACAATTTGTATAGTTACTATTTTTATATGTTTCCCAGCTAAAAACATTGGTACAATACCACAAGACAACAGCGCATATATTACTAGAATCAAACACGTTTTTACGGAAGGTGTTCGTGAACTTATTGACAACAAAAATGTGGGCATTTATTTTTGCGCACTTGCCACAACACAAATATTTTTCCAATCACACTTTCAATTTTGGCAATCATTCTTCTTGGAAATTGGCATGAAACAACACTATTTAGGTCTTCTCTACGTACTATTTCAGTCAGTGTCATTTGTCGTTTCATTCGTTTCCATGCGTGGAATACTGGCTCGTTACAAATTGGCATCACTATTACCTTACGTATTATGCGCAACAGTATTTTGTATCGTATTGTTACTAATGCCAGTAAATATATACATACAAATATTTGCGTATAGTATATTTGTTGCCATATTTTGGGTTGTTTCTAATGATATCAATGCGCAACTACGCCAAAATCTTACGGAAAAAGCCCTCAGTACCTTAACGTCACTTGCATCTATGATGACGAGAATCGCGTCAATCATAGTTCTGACTATCCTATCTGTCTTGTTACATTTGTTGCCAGTGCATGTGGTAATACCTCTGATGTTCGCTATAGCAATTATTACCACTCTTGCATCATATTTGTATGCCAGTCATAAAAATACTAATTGTTAAACTCTACATGTCCTCAATGAATAAATGTAAAATACACAAGAAGAAAATGATGGAAGAAAAAACAATAAGTAGGCACTGCTTGTTTTAAGTAACTAGCATTGTTTATTATCAGATGGCTCTAGCTATATGTTAGAGTCATTTTTTGTATGTTATCTTTTAAGTGTTATTTGAGATACTATTTCTTATTTTCAATAAGAAATAGTATGATGCTCCAAGCTAATGGTTAAAAACTCAATGTCAAAGTTTCAGGATTCCTACAAAAAGTTTCAGAGTACAAGAGTAAGGTTTCATTGTGCCAACACGTAATGAAACTAGAAGCGTGTTTTGGTAAAAAGATATTTTTAACCATAATAAATATAAAAGTTGGATTTCTACCACAGAAAAAATTGAGTTTTCAGAGAAACGCTCAACAAATTGGATGACATATGTAGATGAACGTCGAATGGAAATAACGTGCGGAGAAGCCCCGTTATAATGCAACAACCGGCAAAATAATTCCACTTAAGCAACGTATTGGACTTTTAGAGCGCAAGATTAGAGTAGTTAAAGAGAATAGTTATAATGAAACAGACTGGCTCAAATGTTCTAAACATGCATTTTTGAATCTATTTATGGTTTTTAATATCAAGAAGATAGCCTGCTTCTGGCAAGAGAAAACCTTCTTGCAACATAACTGGGATAGTACAGAAGAATTACGTCAAGCTATTCATACTTATATTGATTTTTACAACAACCACAGAATTAAAATGGGGCTTAAAAGACAATTATGGAACATCGTGGTATGATTGCACAAAATGTCTAAAAAATTGTCCTAAGCCCCTTTTGTTTTCAATGTCAAGTAATACTAAATGTTAAGCCTTTTCAGCTTAACTACAGCAAGTTTTCCTTGGTATTTCAACGAAAACTCGGTTTTTTAGCACACTTTTTGCCGCTTACCCTCAAAAATAGTTCCTTCATTAGGCAACGACATCGTTGTCATCAAAGCAAGCACAAACATAAGAACCTTGTACATGAAAATATCCTCCTCACTTACTCCACGGAGTCGAACACCAAATAGCAGAAGCTGCTAAACTTGTAGCTAGGCCCATAACTCCACCGCTAAATGCGGATGAACCAACTGCCTTTAAAATATACATAGCAGCTTGCTTCCAAAGATGCTTTTCAAGTAACTTTTTGAAAGTAGCAGTAAATGCTCCAGTAATGCCGATTAGACCAGTATTCTTAATTATACATTTAACATAATCCTTTGAACGTACTGCATGATTATCATTAGACGAAATCTCACCAACAGATGCATTTGCATTGAGCTTATGAATTAAATTCTCAAGCACTTCTTTCGGAACATGAGAAAACTCCCCTGCTTGTGTTATAGTCCATTTTTTATTAATTTCATTAAACTTGAGATACTTTGAAAAAATAATTTCAAGACGCTTAGCATAATTATCTATATTCGCATCACTGACATTGCTTTCTACAACACTTGGTCCGTTATCCACTATCTCATTAGCTTGAGCAGTTGATACCAGAGAAACACAGATTGACAATGCTGCAACAACTACAGCAATAGACTTAAAAATATGACATTTCATAGAAATTCTCCTTTGTAATTACAATATATAAAAGACCTATCATTGGGTTTAATACTCATTCTATCCAATAATTTTTTGCCATACAATTATTGTTGTTATTTTTGATAACACATAAAATGTATAAGGTGTTCTAAGTTTTACTTGTAACAAATAGAAATAGGGTTATTCTCCCAAATACTAAATTATGCAAATAGACTACAATTAGAATACTCTAATGAAACTAACCTAATCTACTGTTGTAATTAAATGATGAACTCTTGCAATAATCCCATTGGTAGTGTATGTAGCAACAAGATGGTTAAGAATTGTAAAACCGGTGCAAAGAAAACACGATGGAGATGCAAAACATGTGGCTCTTATTCAAAGCAACATCGCCAATATATAACACGTCAAAAACCGTTACAATTGGTCATGAAACGACTGTTAAGTTTTTTTAAACAAGAAACTATAAATACTCCTCACGAGGAAAAGAATAAATAACAGGGTACGGTAACGCGATTAATCCCGTACAAACCATGGGAGGATTCATACTTGTTTATACGAAAAGGGTTGGCAGGAATATGAGAATATGGTAACGACACACCAATTCTATGCACACTTTCTAGGAAATAACCATAAAAATCAAGCATTTGCATTATTAGTTATTCTGAAACAAGATTTCTACTAATCCACATCTCTAGTTCTTTAAGAGAGAATCCGCCATGCTCCTCAAAATCTAGTTTTGTTAACAATTTTCTATGATTATATATAGCCAACGTCGGAGTACCTTTAATGTTATACTTCTTCTTAAACTGAAGCCATTCAGATTTATTTTCGTGAATCCTCTCAACATTGACATAATATAATCTATCACTAATTTTATATTTGTCGATCATTTCCCCCAATATTTGATCAAATTTATTACAATCACCACAACCCGGCCTTCCAAAATAAACTATAAGCTTCTTTCCATCATTATTGCGCAACACAAAATTTTTTTCCAACAGGCTATTTAACTTATCATACATAGTCAATGTAGGATGCGTCATATCCTTTTCGTAAGTTTGTCCAACAATAAAATAAGCATTTGCAATTAGACTTAATACTAAAACAATGTATAAAATAATCTTCTTCATCGCTACTAGCTTTCTACAAAAGTCTTTAACTCTTTCAAATTCTTATATCCTTGAGAAATTACCAGTTTCCCACGCTTCCTCATTACAATAGTTGGAGTATTGTAAATCTTTATTTCAGCTGCCTTTCTCACAATTTTCGTGTCTGTGGCATCCCAATAATAAATTTTAGCATGCGTTTCATCTTGATATTCTTTTAGAACTTTATTGAATTCCTGACATGCTCCACAGCCTGAACTACCAAAATAGAGCACTTCTCCAGTTTTAAGATTTGAGATATTATTCTCCTGTAATACTGAAAATGAGGGTCTTAAGCCACTCAAATGAATATATGCAATAAAACCAACGAATAACATTATGACAATAGCTGGAAGTATACGAGATACTACACTTTTCATAACTCAGTACTCCTTTTTCGTAAATTGTAATAACGACAATAGGAAAAACACAACAATATACATTAGAGCAATAATACAAGTTGCAGACGTAAGAGCGGTGAACGAGTCTGGTGATAAATAATAAAATATCTGAAAAGAATACACGGATGTTTGAGACAATATTATGTTTATTAAATTCGGCAATATCCATAATAATATAAAGGAAAGAATCATTGTAACACCAACTTTTTCAAAATATATCAACAGATTCATATTTATAGCAATATACAAAAGGAAAATTATCGGATATACGAGCAGTTGATGCATAACTATCCCTAGAGACGAGTATTTTAGTGACAAAAATACCAAATTTACGACTAGATAAATGCTTACGTATTCACCATATATAAAACACAATAATTTAATCCTATTAGGAATATACTCTAGATAATGATGAATAATTTTCTTCTCTTGCCATTCACCAATTGATAATATCTGATATAGGCTTAAAAATAGTATAGTTATCGTTGAAAAGAATTTATATTGTGATAAAAATGCACCTCTTTTAGCTTGAAATACTATAAACACGCAACATGCCAAATACAAAACAAAAGACAATAAGAAAAGCTTCTGATGACTAAACTTAATAATTTCTGATTTTATATAGTACTTCATTATCATCTTCCTCCAACATAAAATCTTTAATATCATGCGTAATATCACTGTATTCCACGATTTGTACCCCATGCTCAATCAGCAATTTAAGAACCTTGGCAATATCCTCTCTAGGCAATTTAATTCTAAAAGTTGATTCTTTGTTATCTTTGCTACGACAAAAAACCTCATATCTGTTAGAAAGCAATTCACTAATATCCACACCATTTACAACAATCACATTATAAATTCTTAGATTATCATTAAAATTAACAATTTTTTGAATTTTCCCTTTTTTTAAATACCATACAATATCAGCAATTTCACCTAACTCATCTAATATATGACTTGAAATTACAAGGCTTTTACCTTGTGAGCGCAATGACAAGATAGTGTCTTTTAACTGCTTTATAGTAAGAACATCTAATCCATTGAAAGGTTCATCAAGAAGAATAATTTCACTATTTGAGAGCAATATTCTAGCAATATTTAATTTTTGCTTCATACCTAGCGACAATTGTTTAAACTTTTTATTTTTTGCTTCGTCGAGACTCACCTGATGCAATAATTTATCACAATTAAAGTCTTTTCTCCCCATCAAAGCAGCAAACACTCTAAGATTATCCTGTACAGAAAATTCGTCATAAAAAGATGGATTCTCAATAGCAAATGAAAGTGAACCGTCCAATTCAATATTGCCTTGATAATCAACTATCAAATTTGCAATGCACTTCATTAACGTGGTTTTTCCTGAACCATTATTGCCTACTAACGCAATAATTTGCCCAGCACTGCTTTCCAAAGAAATGTCATCTAAAACGACTTTTCCCCCATATGATTTTTTCAAATGAGATATCTTCATAAGATTACCTCTTAACAAATGAAACTAAAAATTTCCGATCTCCTTTTACAGAAATCTTACTATCTTCACCAATAAAAATTTTAGGACTCTCTTCGTAGATAACAGCATTTTTAACATTTCCTGGCTGTTTCTGAGCACGCACAAAAAGAGCATCATCAAGCTTGTACAGCTTTCCAGCAAAGCGTATCTCTCCTTTGCCTCTCTTTGCATAAATAGCATACACTCCTGGCTTTAACGATAAGTTATCGTTATTCTTATAATCTCCTGAAACTAGTGTTGGCAAATCATCACGAACCATACCAAAACGAACATTATTTGTCTTATACCCTACATACAGCAGACTGACAAGACCTAGGATTACTATGGTAGCTGCAAATATCCATTTTTTGCTTTTCATTTCTTAATCACATCCAAATCTATTATTTCATCAGCAATTTTATCGAACATTGCATCATGAGTAACAATAAAAATCATCGCAGTCTTTTTTAACTCCAAGACTTTGTCTATAAAAATCTTCTTAGAAGAATCATCCAAGTTTGAAGTAGGCTCATCAAAAATATACACATCTGCTTCTTTATTCAAACTTCTAGACAATAAAACCTTCTGTCGTTCCCCTTGCGATAAATTCACACCGTTATAAAAAATTATCTTATCTAAATCAAGTTTAAAAATATTATCTACTGGCTGTCTTGCATTCTTATAAATATCATATGCAACATTCTTACCAATAGAAGCATAGTTTAAAAATTGATTTTGCTGATAACAACTTATTCTACTCTGAATCATTTCTATTGGATAACCATACAAATCCCTATCAGAGTCATAATAATGCACACTTCCACCAGACACTGGTACTACGCCCATAATAACATACATTAAAGTCGATTTGCCTATTCCATTCTTCCCTTTAACCAAAATCAAGCTATGACTACGAAATTGCTTTGATATTCCAGAAAAGACTGAGACTGAAGTGTCTTGACTGTACGAAACTGAAACATTTTCTAAAGATATTCCAGTAATAGTAAAATCTGCTGCATTGTTTCTATCAATAGCAGGTGGTTTACGATAATGGGAATCAAGCGAAGAATATCTCTCCAAATCTAAAAATTTTTGTATAGCGGGCTTGCCAAGACTATAAACCATATAAACGATTACAAAGCTGATAAAAACGCTGACAACTTTCATATCCATTTTGATGGAATACATAAGCATTACATAAACAAAAATCAAACTTAAATTCAGATACATAATCCCATCATAAAGTGTCAAAATATGAGCTGTGCTTTCTCGCTGTTTAGCAAATGAATCTTTCACTTTGAGCAATATGCTTTTCAGATAAGTAGATACTTCCTCTTTACTTGAGAATATGGATCTATCCAGCTTATTATGAATCGATTCCTCAATGAAAACAGAAAGCTCTCCCATATTATTGAAATAATTCCTATTATAATTTTTTCTTGTCACGATGCCTTTTTTGAAGATAATGACGTAGGTAAGCATGCATACGATCGACAACAAAGCTATCCCTCTACTAAAAGCAAAAGTCGCACTAAAAATAAGAACTACACAAACTAATTCGAAATATGAAAGATACCTCTTTAACTGCCAGTCCGACGCATTAAAATTATTCCAAAACTTTATCAGCCTATTATAGATATTCTCATCTTTTTCACTTAACTGGTCTATATCTTCCAAAAAAGAAAAAGCCAATGCTTCTTGCTTTAGAGAATCTTCATTTGATACAATTCCATTATATTCCGTCTTTAATTTTACATAAATACACGTGAGCAATGTCTCAAAAATAAAGATTACCAATACTTGCCATATAACTAGATTCCGCAATTGATAAATCAAAAAATATTGAATTGAGAAAATAATTATAATTGGAATTATGCATAACAACACTGTTAAATATAAAAGATCAACATGTAATTTAAGATTCTTTTTTACATGACTATGTTTTTGCAGTAACTTTTCCTGATGAGTACGCTCCACAACATTTTCAATTATGAAAACATACCCTTTAAATACCCCTTTTAACTCGTTTAAATTAACCTGTTCTAGAACTACATGCGAAGGATCAGATACAATCGCTTTACCGTCTTTAACACCATACAATAGAATATAATGATTTTCGCCATTGCTATCGACCAATAATATCATAGGCTTAGTAAAATCAAGAAGATGAAAATCTTCAACTTCATAACTAGAACCGTAAACTCCGAATTGTTTCAAAACCTCTTCAATATTAAACAAAGATAAACCTTGCTCAATATCTAAACTAGAAACAACCGATTTAAAACTTCTTTCATTAAATCTATGATAATTTTCTAGCAATGATTTGATAACTGCAATACCGCAATCTGAAGTCAAATTTTGCATATTATGAGGATAAGCCACCATCTATTGAGCTCCTCAAAGTTTCAAGGCGTGGAGGCTATCATAGCCTCCACGCTACAGATTTAATCACAAATGTTAAAAAGCATCATACAATCAAATCAATTTTCTCAAATACTAAATTACGCAAATAGATTACAATTAGAACACTACAATGAGACTAACCTAATCTACTGTTGTAATGAAATCTGGTAATATAATCATATGCAGAACTAGAGAATCATCCCCAGCAGATGAAACCCCAGACAACACACATCCATCCAGCTCTAATCGAGCGAGATTCTTCTAGTGTTAGCTTCTTCATAATAATCATCTCCTCTCTTTCAAGTAAAAACCTCCTATAGAGCTAAATCCGCAACATCATAAACGAATGTTGCATTCTCAACTCTCACCATAGTTATAAAGCATTTATGATGTCTTGTCAATACACTGTAACGAAAATGTTATAACACATATACACCAGATATTTCCACCAACTTTTATCCTGGCATTAATGTAATTATCGCGAATTATGTATGATTTTAAAGATAAAATTCACATGAAAATATGCAGACTATCCTCTATTACGATTGCTCATTTTTCTCAATTATCGGGTTATAGACCAAAAAATAAGGTACGACCACACCTTATATGTGAAATCTTACCTTATTTTTGTTTTATGACTTCAATTTCCCACTTCACACCCTGGGTGCAAAGTGGGTGCACTTTTTAACGTTAACATCCTGTGCACTCGACCCCAAAGCGTCGACATGTTTCCTCAAACAGCAAAATCACGCTCAAAAACCAAGAGAACCCAGATTAGAACAGGCACGCATTAAACCTTTTAACGATAGCCCTCGCTAAGCCTTGCTGCACAAAGCCTTCAATGCACCCACCTAATCAGCCTTTGACATCAAGACGACACTCTCGACGTGATGAGTTTCCGGATATAAGTCGAACGCGCGCAAAGACTGAACGCTGTATCCAAGCTCTCTAAACGTGCCGACATCGCGAGCAAGACTAGTCGGATCGCAGGCAACGTACACAACAGCTCTTGCTCCAGACTTCGCAATCTGCTTACAAACTTGAGCTTTAGCACCAGCGCGCGGAGGATCCAACACAACAACATCTGGATGCGCAAATCGGCGCACAATTTTAGACGATTTACTCGCCTTAAACACCTGCGATTCAAGCGTTTGCGCAACATCCCCTTCAAGCGCTTCAACAATATCTCTGCTAAGCCCTGCGCGCCCAATGTTTCGCCTTGCGTTCTTTACAGCAATCGGCGCACCCTCAATACTAAGCACGCGCGCTGGCTCTGCAGAACCAAAAGTGCCAGTAGTACCAAGAGCACCCACAGCACTAGAAGAATCTCCTCCAACATTAGCCAAAGTCGCAAGCGGAATCGTAAACAAACCCGATCCAGAATACAAATCCCACAAAACCGTATTCTTAGTACGACCACCAAGCGCAGAACGAACTAATCCCAAAACGTAGTTCACCAAATGCTCTGGAGCTGCGCGATGAATCTGCCAAAAACCGCGGGCGTCAACATCGTAATCAAAAGTACGCATACGCGATGAATCTCCATCAACAGCAACGCGTACACGCTCACTCAACAATGCCGATCCTGCAACCAACTCATCATTTACTATAAGCGCATAATTTTCGCCAATCGCACTAAGAAGCGCAGCCTTATCATTAAAATCAAAACCATCAACTCTAGGCTCTGGAACAGCAAGACGAATTTGCGCATTTGGCGAGAAAGAACGATTCCACAAGTCCAAAGAATCCGCAACAGCCAAAACCGCGCGCGA